GATTCCACCGGTGTCTACTAATAACTAATAATAAAATAATAATATGAACAGAAAATTTATACACTACGTACTTATCAAAGTAACAGACATCGCTATTAAAGGATTTATAGCATCACTTGCAACCTTAGCCTTTGGCGGAATAGCTTTCATCATCTTCATGATGATAACAGGTCAAGTAGATTACTCAGCGATGGATTCCATTCCATGTGGTATATGTGATTAATTTACAAATAAAATACGGTTAAAATCAGATAATATAAATGTAACCAATAAAAACTATATATTATCAAACTATCAACTAACAAATATCAAATCAAAAAAACTATTAATATTCTAACTAATAACCATTATAATATTAAATCTTTAAACAATAAAATAATTATATTATCTCAATATCAAACTAATAATATAACTAAACTATTAAATACTAATTATATTAAATATAAAATAACTAAATAATAACTTAAATAATAATACTATGTCAACATTCTCTTATACATTACTAAAAATCTCGTGGAATCTCTACGACAAACATTACACTAAATTAACTGACGAGCAAAAGTCTAAAGTTATGGATATCTACTACGATTTCTACTAGTGTACAAAAAGGTGACTATCCGAACCTGCGGGCAACGAGCTTAACTGGATAGAACAAAAGACATATTGGCGTGTACAATAATGTGCGGTGAGTTCGACTCTCACTATGTCTACTAATAAATAATACTATGCAATATATACTTACATGCCAAAATGGCAAGCAAATAGATATGTCACACGATATACTATTACAACTCGAAGAAAAGAAAATAACTAGACAAGATGTTCTTGACAGAATAGAGTTCTATAAATCAACTAATAAATAATACTATGCAATATAATGACTATCCAGCGGAACAGATCGCTGCAAAATTAAAACAAGTACAAGAATTCGAAGCTAAGTGGGGTGAAAAGCCTGCAAGTAAAGCATGGAAAAAATGGTGTACTGATGCTAAATACAGACAAAACGAGTGGAAATTCAGACAAGGTGTTGCCGCTAATGTTAAACCTAACGTCGACTACAGATGAAGAGAAAGCATTCACATAAACCACTGTTCAAGATAACGAGATCTCAAATAGAGGCTGTAGAAAGACAGTACTGGGCGAGGTATAATAATAATGAGTTAGATTCTATGTTGTATTACAAAAATAATACGAACGAGAACCGATAATAATAATGTAACAAATAATATATACACTATGCAATCAATTAAATTCCAATCAAACAAAATTATTAAACTCGCCGGCCAAAACTACAAAGGCTATTCCGTCGGCGAACTACCAAAAAGATTTGCTTTCATTTACAACGAAGACAAAGATCAAGAAGGTATCACCTCGTGGTTCAATCACAAAGGTCTTACTTACGTAGAATATAACCCTTCAATCTGGTCATATGTCTAATCCAAGTAACATGAAAGAGCTGTGTGCCTATGTCGAAGCACAGCGTAAACTAAGGAAAGATGGGCATAGACGTCTTATCCTTCACAGCGGATCGTGCAGTGGACTCACTGAGAAAGAGTACAACAAAGTTGTAACAAGGCAAAAATCTAATTTTGCTAAGTCCAAAAAGTTCACTCACAACCGTATGTGGCAAGAAACAAGTAAGAAGTTTGACAACAAGCAATTAAAATTAATAATAAAAACACTATGAGAGATTTATATCAAGAGCATATGGACTGGAAACAGAGACGTGCAGAACTAGTAGACTTATTCGCTGAGCGTATGTTTATCGAGTATAACATTAAAGAAATGACTACTGACAGACAAAAGAAAAATGGCACAAGACAATTTGTGTTACCTAATGGCGATCAGTTCGCCTCATATAAGACAGGTTATGTTAGAAGATGTAATTCTAGCGATAGAATATATCAACTAAACAAAGTATATAAGCAACATCAAAGATACACTGTATTGAATGGTGGTGAGCTTAAGACAATGAAGTATAATGCTTATGCTAGAGAACTAATAACTGATCCGCTAGCAAGACTTATATACATAGTAGAATTCTGTAAAAGAAACTACAACTTAAAAAACTTAACAATGTACGGCGGAGTGTCTGTATGGAATTATTAAAATATAAATTATGAGTAAAATAAAAAATCCGTGGGATTTAGCTTACGAGCTAGTGTCTACGTGGGACGGAAACAAATACAGTAAAGCAGACATAGACGATATGCTGTTCTGTGAAATAGATGAATTATTAAATCAAGAATAAATATGAAAGAGTGGATGAAACAAGATGTAAGAATCAACGGATGGGATTTTGAATTTGTAAGTCAAGACGATGGTAAAGATCAGTTTTACCAATGTAGAGGTGAGGTTATGTATGATGATGACCATGACGAGATACCTGAACCATCTTTATGGCAAGCAGCAGAAAAACTAGAAAAACAACTAACAGACGAAGGAGTTAAATGCGAAGCAGGTCACTCTGAAAAAGGTTGGGTTGAAGTAACAATATACGATAAATAATATGGAAAAAGTAAAAGATTTTGTAGAGCACGAGCTACATATGTTAGACAAGGGCATTGTAGCCACACCTAACGAACAAACACTAGAACAATTTACACAAGCTAATCATGGCACTAATGATTTCTTATTAATGCAAATGGCTAAAAACTTTGGCTATAAATTAGCTTTATTAAATATAAAAGATAGATTTTATGAGTAGAATGAAAGAAATAGATGAAATATCACAAGCAATTGCTGATGTTTCTATGGAATTAATGAGAGACAGTATACACTGGCAGATCGCTGACCAACACGTTGAAGGTGATTCTTATAATGACTTACACGATTATGTTATGGCAAAAGCTATTGAGTACATGTATTTATCACAAGAAAGATTTCCTTTACAAAAATAATACGATAACTTTCGGATAATATAAATGTAACAATTAAAATAATAAACTATGTACTGTAAATGCGGCGACGAAGTCCACCCTTATCGATTAAATCTAGGATATAAAACATGTCCTCCTTGTTCTGAAGTAAAAAAACATTCTTATGTTCCTATTACTTACCACAAAACAGGTAACACGATTCAAATAGTAAGTCAAGAACTTAGCGCTATAATTCATAGATCGCAGCGCAGAAGATGACGCTAGACGAGTAGCTTAATTAGGATTTAGGTGGGTGTATACCGTAAAGATACCACGATAAATGGTACCTAAATTACATAAGTGAATAGCTAGCTTAGAGTTTTACGGTATATGGCTCTATATAAATACGAAAACCGATGGCGAAAGATACGATTAGTGATCACACAATAGCCGGTAAACTAGGTATGGATGTAACAGGTGTTATTAAGTTAAACAGAGTTCATTACTACTGACGAGTATGAAGGTTCGATTCCTTCGCTAGTTACTAAAATCTTATAAATGTGAAGGGCTCAGTATGGCTGTAGGAACTCAGCGAGGAGATACGTGGTTAAGCTGACGAAGATCCTTTAATTTTATAAGTCGTAGTATCACGGGTTGCAGAGTAATTAACTGCATGCACGGTGGAAGTCCGATCGTTGAAGTGGTGAGGGATCGTTATGAACTCATGGAAACGGAGATAACTACGTAATGGGGGTGACCTGGTTTTGACGTGATAGAAAGCCTATATGGAACTATTACGGAAGACAGTTCGATTCTGTCCACCTCCACTAATACAAATTTAATACGAATAAAAACCGATAATATAATAAAACAAATGGCAGATTTAAAAACAATTTACGACGAGCTTTTACCAGATGTAAAGCTAAAATTAAGAGCTAGCGCTAGAGAATACGCTACAGCTAAAAGATTAAAATATACACTAATGTCAAAATACATATGGTCAGCCTTGACTATTGACGAGGTTAGAGACCTATTGACATATGGCGGAGTTAACAGCTGGGAGCTAGATTCATATAGCTTTATGTATGGTGATAAAATTATAGACAAAAGCTAATGAGTGATACAATAAAAAAATACCACGAATTAGTAGAGTCTGGTGATATAGATCCAAGACAAATGCCTATTAAACAAGATGATAAAATATATATTACAGCTTTAGAAAACAAGCTACACGATATAGCTTGGCATTTACAAGAATATTATGGCAATATGTCAGACAAAGATTACTTAATAAATAAAATAGATAATATAATAAATAAAGAACTATGACTAAAATAGAATTACAAGAAAAAGTTGACAAACTGGAAACAACTTTAAACTCAGTAGAGTTAAACGCAAAAGTACTAAAAGACGATCTAATAGAAGCTCAGAAAAAACTAGCTGACATTAGTAAACCTAAGCTTTATCCTTCTCAGATAGATGAGTTAAGAGAAGCTGTACATCAAGCAGTACAACAGGTAAGTTTTGATAACATAGACTCTTATACTTATGACTTTGAAATTGACTACGATAACCAACTAAGATTATCTAATATAGAATTCGACGGTGAGTCTGACTTAGAAGAATGTATATGTGACTATGTAGAAGATTGTTTTAATGTAATAGATGCTGAAGATGAATAGTGTTGAACAAAAAATACCTAAGTGGTTTGATGGCTCTGTGTATAACGAAGGTGATAAAGTTACTAACCCTTTTAGTGGTGAAACTTATGAACTTAATAACATAGAGCTATCTTTATACGACTTCATTATGGGTTGTAATCACGTGTGGGCTATGGGAATTAAGCCTACTAAACAGCAGATTAATCATTTTGATAAAGCACTAGACTGGTTTAAGAAAAATAATGTAAAAGCATATATGGTATTACTTGACTAATGCTATACACATTGCGCGGTAGAGCAGCAGGCAGCTCGCTAGCCTCATAAGCTAGAGGTCGGAGGTTCGAGTCCTCCCTGCGCACCTAATTTTAAAATATAATTATGAGTACAAGAAGTATAACAATGGTTGTTGACAGATCAGAAGCTGAAAACAACGAGCTAGGTTTTGCTTGTAAACCATCTTTGCTGGCTGACAAAAGCTATGTAAACATGTATTTACATCACGACGGCTATCCTGAAGGTCTTGGTGTTGACTTATCTAGATGGGTGAATTACATGCAAGAATATAAAAAGTTCAACAATTTCGGTGATGGATCGAGAATAGCTGCGCATTTGGTTGCAGATTTTCACTACAATAGTCAATATCTTTATCCTAGTGTAGACAGTATTGACCATCACTATACTTATATAATATGGGTAGGTAAGTCTGACGTTTGGATTAGTTGTTATGACAACTATTCGTCTGAGAACGTATTTGTTTTACCTTCATATAATGTTGATATAAGATATAATACACCTGATTATGGCTACAAAGAATGGCCTATACAAAAATAATACGAACGAGAACCGATAATATAAATATGACAGACAAACAAATTGACGAGTTGGCTAGTAAAATAGCAGAATTAGTACTTGACGGTATAATTCAACAAGCAGACGGCGTGTATGACACTCGTGAACTTCAGGAACAAAGCCTGTTAACCCAATTAGCTACAGCTATGACGGAGTTAGATTATAATTTAGATAAAGAAAATTATAGTGCCTGTGAAAAACTAAAGAAAAAAATAATAGAAATAGAAAAAGAACTAAACAAATTCAAATAATATGATAAAACCAATGCTCGCATACAAAGTAGACAAAAAACCTGTCGACTGGTCCGAGAATGTATATATGCAACCTAAGCTTGACGGCGTTCGTTGTGTAATTAAACTCGGCGACAACAATGAAGTACAAGCTTTTTCACGTACTGGTAAACCGTGGCTTAATATAGCTCACATTACTAATTCATTGCATTATTTCTTTACACAACACCCTGATATTATACTTGACGGTGAGTTGTATAATCACGATCTAAGAGACGATTTTAACAAGATCATATCATTAGTCAGAAAAACTAAACCAACGCCATCTGACAGAACTGAGGCATCTAAATTAGTACAATTTCATTGTTATGACTACATAGAAACCGTGTTAAACATGCCTTATAGTTACAGAATGGATCAACTAGCTTGTTCTGATATGTATTCTTATTGTGTTAAACACGTGTATACTACTCGTATAACTCAAGATCAAGCTAATATACAGCATCAAGCTAACTTAGATGAAGGCTACGAAGGCTCTATCTTGCGTCTTGACAAACCTTACGAGTGCAAACGTTCTTACAACTTACAAAAGTTCAAAGACTTTCATGACACAGAAGCTACTATAGTAGGCTATGTTCCTGGTAAAGGCAAACGAACAGGTACACTAGGTAAATTCTTAATGATGGATGACGAAGGTGTAGAGTTTGGTTGTCCTCCAGGTAAAGGTTACAACTACAAAATGCTAGCAGATATACTAGACAACGTTGGTGACTATATAGGCAAACGTGCTACATTTACTTATTTCGAACGTACACCAGCAGGTAGTTACAGACATCCATTTTACAAAGCAATACGTAACTATGAGTAAGTTAATATACCAACTATACAATGATAATATGATAAGCGAAGAAGTAGTACACTTATTATTAGATGCACATTACAACAGAACAAGTAAACGAAGATACTAATGAATATATTTTATTTAGATAAAGATCCAGTCAAAGCAGCGAGCCACTTTTACGATAAGCATAAAGTTAAGATGATACTAGAGTCGGCTCAAATGCTTTGCACAGCACATCACCATTACGCCGAGCTTCATTACCCAATGGTTACAGTACCATATAAGAAAGCTCACTACAATCATCCGTCTACCATATGGTGTAGGCAAAATGCAGAACAGTATATGTGGCTTTATAATCACATGATAGCATTAGGTGAAGAATATACTAAAAGATATAATAAAATACATTTAACTATAAAAAAATGCAAAGAACCTTTAAAACATTTACCTCTAGGTATACCGGACAGTACTTTTACAGAACCTCCTCAATGTATGCCAGAAAATTACAAAGTTCCAGATTGTAGTATAACAGCTTACTGGAATTATTATGAGCAAGAGAAACATAAAGTAGCTAATAAAAACGAAGAATTTAAATTTAGACCACATGAATATACTAATGTACATTATAGTAACAGCAACAATATACCATGCTGAGCCTAACCAAACTGATAGTACACCATTTATAACCGCATCAGGAGCGCATATAGAACAATGCTGCCCAGGTGATCATAGATGGATTGCTGTTAGTAGAGATTTAGAAAACCTAGGCTTTGTATTCGGAGCTAAGGTGCTAGTGTCAGGTGCAGGAGAAATGGATGGAGTATGGACAGTACAAGATAGAATGAATAAACGATGGACAAACAGAATAGACTTTTTAGTTGACACAGACGTAAGAGGTGGAAGATGGGATGCCGTAAAAATAGAAATAATTTATGAGTAGATTAAAATTATATAAGCACATTATAACAACCGATTCCTTCGGTATAAGAACTAAAATTAAAAATTTTATTAAACCTAGGCTGACAAAAGCCCCTAAGAATACTAAAGTAAGACCCTAATGTCACAAGATAGAAACATGAAATGGTTGAATGAACGTAGAGTAAGGTACAGACAAGACCCTATTAACGATAAACCGACTGAAGAAACCTCTTTATATAGATACTACGCAGGTGGTACATATGAATGTTACCACTTGTTTCGTTCTAAAGCAAAGATCACAACGTATAGATCTTTAAAATGGCATTTTTTAGTTTTATATTATTTAAATCAAGAGAATGGTTTACTACCATCTCATGTGTATGAGTTTATAGCTGACAAGCAGAATGGTTTTGTTACCTTCTTTATCAGTGATAAAAAACTACAAGAAATGATTGACGATGTTTTCAATACTGGTGGAGAACCTCCAGTTAATAAAATGCGTAAAATAATATTTAAAGACTATTGTGGGTTAACACCTAGTGAGAAGATGAGCATTGTAGGTAGGTTAATAGGTAGGTCAAGTAGAGTAGATGCAGAAGCTATATATCAAGCTATGTTAGATATATCTTATAAATATGAGAATATAACATGGTCAAAAATAGCAGGTCTACTCGATTGCTCTACTAGAACAGTTCAACGTAATTTAACTAAACAGTTAAGAGACGAAAAAGAAATATTAAACATGGAAAATGAAAAAATATAACATACAAAACTACATAAGATACAAAGAAGATGTTAAGACATCTATAGCAAATCTTGAAGGTAAGTTTTATGACGAGTATACAAGAAAAGAACTTATAATAAAATTTCTTCCTTTAGTAGAAAGCTTAGCTAGAAAGTTTGCTACATCACAGCAGGCTTCAGGTGTTCTAAGTATAAATGACTTATTACAAGAAGGTAGTATAGGTTTGATTTTAGCAGTAGATAAAATAGACTGGCAAATGATAGACGAATCACCTGACGTAGAAAAAACATTAAAATCTTTTCTATCAAAAAGAATAAAAGGTCAAATACGTAGAGCAATTGATATGAAACGGGGTGATATACGTATACCAGAACATAAGCTTAATGAAATAAGAAATAACCCTGAAGATGATAAAATGGTGGCAATGTTTTTCAACTCAATATTTTCTAGTATTGATGAGTCAACAAGAAGCGATGATAATCCTATATACAATATAGAAGATAAAACTCCATCTTATAATATTCATCTAATGAACGCTTACTTAATGGGTTTAATAAAAGAACACTTAACTCATGAGCAAGGAGAGGTTGTTAGAATGAGTTATGGTTTAGACTGTGATAAACACTCCGCGATACAAATAGCTAAGAAACTAAACATGAAAGTTAACACGGCAATAGTTAGAGTTTCACAGATAAAAAGAGATGGTATTAAAAGCTTAATAGCAAACACAAAGCCATCGCAAGTGATTGACTACCTGTAAGTTAAGCGAAAAATAAAATTTAATTAATAACGTTTATATGTGATTATATATATAGACCAAATAAAAACCATATGAACTTAAATGAAAAACTGGCTACGATCCAGACAAAATTTAAATCTAAAAAATCAAGATTTAATTCATTCGGCAAGTACAACTTCAGATCAGCCGAAGACATTCTCGAAGCAACAAAACCCTTTCTATTAGAGTTAGGAGTTACGGTAACAATCAATGAGCAAATACTCAGTGTTGATCCTGTCCCTATGATGCAGTCTACTGCGTCTGTAAGTGACGGCGACAATGCTATACACGCTACTGCTATCGTCGGTGTAGACTTGAACCAAAAAGGTATGAACGTACCTCAGCAGTTCGGTAGTGCATCTTCTTATGCAAAAAAATATGCGTTAGGTAACTTGTTTCTAATTGATGATACAGCTGACAGTGATGCAACTAATGATCACGGCAAAGTAATTCACAAATTTACGCCACAAAAACCAACTTTAACCTCTAAAAAAGATCCAGCTTACGATAAAGCGGTTCAATACATAGCAGCAGGTGGTAAAGTATCGGCTATTAAAGCCAAGTATGCTCTTTCTAAAGAAGTAGAAGGCGCATTAAACACACTATAATATGAATAAAGATGAAGCAATAGAAAAGTTACGTGATGATTCTAATTACTATGGTGATTTTGGTAAGAAATACCTTAGTAATTCAGACATCAGTACTTTACTTTCAAACCCTTTAGCGCTAGGCAAGCCTTTGGCACCAAGACCGGCGTTTTTAGTTGGTGGATATTTCCACACAGCTATACTCGAACCTGATAAACTTAAAAAGTTTAAAATTGTAGAGTCTAGCACTAGAAACACTAAAGCGTATAAAGAGATGTCAGGCGGAGAACTTTGCTTGCTACAGCACGAGGTAGATTCTATAGAGATCATGACAGAAAAAATGTTAGCCAATGATATATGTAGAGATTTAATTCGTGATAGCAACACAGAGTACGAAGTACCAGGCATTACTGAGCTAGAAGGTCATAATTGGAAAGGTAAGGCAGATATAATAAACCACAACGAAAAGCTGATCATTGATTTGAAGACGACAGCAGATCTTAGTAAGTTTAAATATTCAGCAACCAAGTATAATTATGACTCGCAAGCTTATATTTATAGTAAACTATTTGGTTACGAGATGTTATTTATAGTAATAGATAAAAACACACATCAAATAGGTATTTTTGACTGCTCACCACAGTTTTACGAAAGAGGAAAGGACAAAGTCGAAAGAGCAGTACAGGCTTATGAATTATTTTATAAGTCTGAAGGCTTTGACCCAACTCAATATTTTATAAACAAAACACTTTAATTATGGCAAGACCAAGAAAAAACCAAACAAAAATTTGCACAGTAACAGGATTAGAAACTAACAAGACCAACTTTTACACAAATCAAAACCACGTAAAAGCAGTAGATAACATGAGAAGAAATACTGGTGCTACAAAAGAACAATTAACAAGGATGTTTAACCAAATAAAAGCATATTAATATGGCAAGTATAATTAAAGCAAGTATAAACCTTAATGATATCCCTAAAGATAAGATATATGTAGGTAAAAAAGGTAAGTATTTACCAATTACAATAACTCTTAATGATGAGATAGATCAATTTGGTAATCAAGGACCAGTTGTTGTCGAGCAATCTAAAGAAGAACGTGAGGCTAAAGTAGCTAAAACTTACTTAGGTAATGTAAAAGTGGTTTGGACTAATGGTGACAACGTTGCGGCAGCGCCAAGACAAGATCAACAAGCTCAAGCCGCGTCAGTTGCTCAACCTGTAGATGATCTACCATTTTAATGTACAGAAACAATGGAGAGCTAGCGTGTCAAATGTGTCATGCTAGCATGTCTCAAGAAGAGATAGATTTCTGCGACATATGTCCAGATTGTAGAGATGGCGAGTAACAATTAAATTAAATTAAATGCAGACAACAGAGATCAATGGATTTTTGATTGATGAATTCAATCAACATAAGCTTGAAGAGGGAAAAAAGCAAGGCACATGCCCACTTTGTTCTCACGATAGAAAACCCAAGAATCAAAAGGCAAAATGTGCGTCTTATGATTGGGAACGGGGTCTCGGTACTTGTCACAATTGTAACACATCATTTCAGTTACATACTTATCAGCGTAAAGGAGCTAGTGAAAAAGAATATGTTAGACCTGTTGGTCCACCTAGTTCCACTGAGCACCCTGAGTTTTTAAGTGACAAAGTAATTGAATGGTTCAAAACAAGAGGTATAGGAACTCAGACCTTGATTGACTTAGAAGTTAGTGAAGGTCTTGAGTTTATGCCACAGACCGGTAAACCCGAGAACACTATAAAGTTTAATTATTTCATAGGCGATCAACTTATTAACATTAAGTATCGTGATGGAAGAAAGAACTTTAAATTATATAAGGGTGCTGAAAAAGTATTCTATAATATAAACAGCATAGTAGGTTATGAATATTGTATCATAACTGAAGGTGAAATGGATGTGTTAGCGTTGCATGAAGCTGGTATACCTAATAGTATATCTGTACCTAATGGTGCTACATTAAATTCTAATAATCTTGATTATCTTGATAATTGTATTGATTATTTTGAAGATAAAGAAAAAATAATATTAGCTGTTGACTCAGACGAAGCAGGTCAAGCACTACAATCAGAATTAGTCCGTAGACTTGGAGCTGAAGTTTGTTACCTAGCATCATTTGATGATTGTAAAGATGCTAATGAATATTTACAAAAGTATGGCAAAGAAAAACTATCAGAGCGTATTGCAGGAGCAAGACCAGTACCGCTTGAGAATGTTACAACATTCAGGGATATTGAAGATGAAGTTACGGACTTTGTTCGTAATGGCTTTAAACCAGGATTTCAAGTTGGCCTTCAAAATTTTGATGACATCTTTTCAACTTACACTGGTCAATTTATTACTGTCACTGGTATTCCGAGCTCCGGTAAATCAGACTTTGTGGATCAGATGGTTGTCGGATATAACGCGAACTATGGCTGGAAAACAGCGTTTGCTTCGCCAGAAAATCAACCGACTTATTTACATGCTCATAAGTTAATGCGTAAGACTTGGCAAGGTATGCCAACAGCTGAAGATATACATGGAGACAAATGGAATCAAATTGCTGACCATTGTAACGCTAACTATTTTCACATTGATATGGAGCGTTATACATTAGAGTCTGTGCTACGTAAAGGAGCTGAGCTTGTTAAACGTAAAGGTATTAAATGCTTAGTCATTGATCCTTTTAATAAGGTTAGAGACGTCGGAGGTTCTGATGATGTAAATAGGTACACAATGGAATACTTAGCTAAGATAGAGATCTTTGCTAAAAAGTATGACGTATTAGTATTTATAGTTGCTCACCCAACTAAAATGTACAAAGACAAAGAAGGTAAAATGGAAGAACCATCTATGTACAATATTAAAGGTGGTGGTGAATGGTATGATGCTAGTTACCACGGTATATTAGTTCATAGAGACTATGAAGCAAAAACTGTTAAAGCTAAAGTTCTTAAGGTTAAGTTTCAAAACCTTGGTGAGAATGGTGCTGAAGCCCATTTTAAATGGGAGCCAAAGTCAGGTTGTTTTATACCTCATGAGCCATTAAATATTTCACAAGAGAAAATGCCTTGGGAGTAAATGGCTAAAAGAGGAAAAGTAGATATGGGCAAGTATATGCCTAAACGTGAGGACTATAATGCGCAACAGTGGTGTATAGCAAACAACATAAAAATATCACCCTACGCAAAAAGTACTTATGAATGGTATATAGATATAGAGATGAACAATAAAACAAGTAGATCACCATATGTTTATTTAAAAGATCAAATATGGTCAGAGATATTTAAGTTTTATAGATATTATTATAAAAAGTATGAAAAAAAGATTTAAAAATGCTAACGAAGCTTATGAAGCTGTGCTAGATGAAATACTACAAGAGGGTATAGACTTTGGTGATACTAAAGCTATATTTAATTGTGGTTTTTATATAGACAATCCTTCAGATAAAGCTATAACAAATACTGAACGCAACTGGAACAAGAAGTATGCAGCAGCAGAATGGTCTTGGTATTTATCTGGTGATCCTAGTGTTGATAAACTAGCTGAGCTATATGGTAAGGTACCACCAATATGGGCACGTATGGCTGATGATCATGGTAATGTAAACTCTAATTATGGTTATCAATGGAAACGAAGCAATCAAATAGATTACGTTGTAGATAAACTTAGAGAAAATAAAGACACTAGACAAGCCGCTATAAGTATATACGATGCAAAAGAGTGGTATGATTATTCTAAAGATACACCTTGTACTTACGCTGTGCAATTTAGTATTATAAACAATAGGCTTTGTATGTCCGTCTATATGCGTTCTAATGACATCTGGTACGGTTTCTGTAATGATCAGTATCAATTTGCATCATTGCAAGAGATGGTTGCAGACAGACTGTCTATTGAAACAGGTTGGTATTACCACCACGCACACAATATGCACTTATATAAAAATAAATTATAAATATGTATTACATATATCACATTCCCGGTAAAAAAATCGGAGTTACACGTAATCTTAATAAAAGGGTTACGGAGCAACAAGGTTATGCTTCAGATGAATACGAAGTTCTACTTTCTAGTACAGATATTAATTTGATATCAAACATGGAAATAGAACTTCAAAAGTCTTATGGCTACAAAAGAGACAGAACATTATATAAAAATTTATTTAAATCAAATATGAAAATAAACCCAACAGAACAAACAAGTACGTTCCCAGTACCTATAACAAAGTTAAAAGGTAACCTCATGGATAACATAGGTATTGAATGGGAAACGCCAGATTATAAGTTTAAATTATCTCAAGAACATGTTACTTGGATAATGCAAAACGCTAAACCTTCGATGTATAATGAAAATCGAAGTTACATTTACAACAAGGCTTTTTATGAAGCCTTTTTTAATCCAAAGCACAATCCAGACGTAACACCTGATAGATTTGATCTTATAAGGTTTTGGGCTAAAGACAGAGGTTTATATGATAAAGGTAATTCACATACACAATATGTTAAGTTACAGGAAGAAGCTGGTGAACTTGCTAAAGCATTACTTAAAAATGATAAACCAGAAATAATAGACGCTATAGGTGATATAGTTGTTGTGCTAACTAATTTAGCTCATTTAGAAGGATATAATATAGAAGACTGTATTGATACCGCTTATAATGTAATAGCTAGAAGAACAGGTAAAATGATTAACGGAACATTCGTAAAAGATGCAGATTAAAACACAAGACAAGATAGTACAGAACGTACTAAGGAAGATGGACGAACGTAGCTTAATAGGCCAAAAGAAATATGGAGCTACAATGATGCAAGAAATCGAAGGTCAAAAGAAAGATCTTAATAGGTTTATTGTTGATGTACAAGAAGAACTAATGGATGCAATACTATACTTAGAATCAGCTAGACATTGTTTACAAGACGAGATAGAAGAAGCTATGCTTAACAGAATGAATATTGTAGGCCAAAATGGTAACGATGGTTTACACTATCATGATATAGAAGTTAATGAAGAAAAAATCTTATAAAAGAAAAAAAGGACCAGTACAGTCGAAGAAGATCTCATATGATGGGATCAACTTCGCCTCTGGTTTAGAGCGTTATATGTATATGGCATTACGTAAAGCTAAGATAACAGCTTTATATGAAGGCCAAACTTTTGAGTTATCAGAAGCTTTTGATTTTCCTTTTGAATCATATGAAAGATGCGGTAATGGTAAAGGAGAATATAAAAACAGAGGTAATAAAAAGATATTAAATATAAAATATACGCCAGACTTTGTAGGTAAGGGTTTTATAATTGAAACTAAAGGTAGAGCTAATGAATCATTTCCATTAAGATGGAAGTTATTTAAGAAGCTTATAACTGAAAGACGATTAGGACCTCTTACATTATATAAACCACAAAATCACAAGGAATGCGACGAAACAGTAAGATTGATCCTAGCCAAGCAAAAAGAATAGCAAGGCAAAAATACGGAGAACGTCAACTTGATAAATGGCTAAGTTGGAGATGGGAACAGTTTGGAAAAATAAAATACAATGATTTAGTAGAAAAATGTAAAGAATATAAAATATGACAGAATCAAAAAATTGGAGCCTTAGCCTTGGTTTGTACCCAGGGTTTTTAATAGGCATGAGAACGTACGAAGAAAAAGAACAAACCACTTATGTGCTATACATACCTTTCGTAGATTTAGCTCTAGAAGTTTTTGAAAACTAATGGGTTTGTTTGATGAGCGCATAGCGTACAAACCGTTTGAATACCCTGAATATTACACAGAGGGCTGGTTAAAACAAGCTCAAGCATTTTGGTTACATACTGAAATCTCAATGCAGAGCGATATAAAAGATTGGAATGAAAGACTTGACGAAAAAGAAAAAAACCTTGTTGGGAACATACTTCTTGGATTCGCGCAAACCGAATGCGCTGTTTCAGACTATTGGACCCAGAAGGTCGTATCGTGGTTTCCTAAACACGAAATAAGACAAATGGCCATGATGTTTGGCTCACAGGAAACTGTACACGCAGTAGCTTACAGTTATTTAAATGAAACTTTAAAACTAGAAGACTATGAAGCGTTTTTACACGAACCAGCGACGTCTGAAAGATTTGATAATTTGGTTGCTTACAGCGGTAGTGATACTACTGGTATTGCAAAAAGCTTGGCTGTATTTTCAGCCTTCGCTGAAGGAGTTAGCTTGTATAGTGCTTTTGCAGTGTTGTATAGTTTTCAGCTTCGAAATTTACTCAAGGGCATCGGGCAACAAATGAAATGGTCTGTAAGAGACGAATCATTGCATAGTAAAATGGGTTGTCAATTATTTAAGCATATGTGTCAAGAAGACTCTAAGTTGCTAGAAGCTTGTAGAGATGACGTTGTTGAGGCAGCTGAAGCAATGGTTAATTTAGAAGAAAAATATATTGACAAGATGTTTGAGATGGGTGACATTGAAGGCATTAAAGCAGGAGACTTAAAACAATTTATAAGAAAAAGAACAAATGAAAAACTTACAGAACTCGGTTACATCGATCTTGGATCGTATTTCTCGTATGACGTTAAAGCAGCGGCTAATCTTGATTGGTTCTATCATCTTACCGGCGGGGTCACTCATACTGATTTTTTCGCAATTAGGCCGACTGATTATTCGAAAGCTGGGGAAAACGAAGACTTCGAAGACATCTGGTAAAATATATATAACTGAAGAGGATATATACAACGATCTTAACTGGAACGGCATGAGAGACTTTGTAAAACAAAAAGAAGAACTAAAATAAAAATATGAAAAAACTAATAATTATTGCATTAATATTAACGCTAACATCTTGTGGTAGCACGTATGATATTTCAAGCTACAAAATTAAAAGTATATTAACAATAACAGAAAAGGGAGACACTTTAGCTGTTCCGGTTGGAGACTTTAAGTTTAGAGTACTTGACAGAAGAATTAGAGAGCTAATAGATCGCGATCCATTTAGATATCAATACAGGCAGAATTGGCAACCTTGGAATAACAATTATTATCTTATTCCAAATCCTAATCAAGGTTATAACTGGAACAGGTCTAAACCTAATTCAAAGCCAAATAACAAGCCAATAAACATGCCTAAACCGACAGTTGACGTTCAACCTTATAAACCAATTAATCCACCTAGCGTAAAACCTGTTTTAAAACCTAGTGTAAATAAAAAGAACAATGAAAGAAAGTAAATTAATACAAATGGACCAAAGGCTACAACAAGTAGCCAAGGTCCTAAATCAAATAGCTCAAGAGCAATCTCACATAAGAGAGTTAGCTGTGGGGACATTAAAAACAATTCAAAAATTTAAAGAATATGATGAAGCCTTGGAAAAACTTAAAGAAGACGCTAGCAAAGAATCTAGTGAGGCAAAGACGTTTGACTTGGAATGAAAGAATAACAACTAGAATTGGATATATGGGTGCTGGTTTTTTAATAGCAGCACAATGGACTTTGGAACCTAGGCTTTACATCTTGGGTTTTATATGTGTGATGGTACAAACAGCATCAAGAAAACAATGGAATTTAGTAGCTTTAAACTTTAATGGTTTAGTAGCTTGGATAAAACACTTTATAGTATAAAAATATGTGGAATAATGAATGGATCAAAGGAGAAGATTACCCTGCGTGGGGTAATACGGACGTCTACAAGAAGACAATATCCGGGGGATATTTATATCACGGAGAAACACCTAGAGAAGCATACCAAAGAGTCGCTAAGACGGTTGCTCGTAGATTATATAAACCAGAAATGGCTGAAACTTTTTTTAATTATATCTGGAATGGTTGGTTGTGTCTTGCTAGTCCTGTACTCTCCAACACAGGGACTGACCGCGGCCTTCCTATTAGCTGTTTTGGTATTGACGTTGCTGATTCGATACAGGATATTGGACAAAAAAACCTAGAGATGATGCTACTCGCTAAGCATGGCGGTGGAGTTGGTATCGGTATAAATCAAATAAGACCCGCCGGCGCTAAAATAACAGGAAATGGAACATCTGATGGAGTTGTGCCGTTTTGTAAGATTTACGATTCAACAATACTTGCCACTAATCAAGGATCTGTCCGAAGAGGAGCTGCTTCAGTTAACATCAATATTGAGCATGCCGATTTCGAAGACTGGATCGAAATTAGAGAACCTAAAGGAGACGTTAATCGTCAGTCCCTCAACCTACACCAGTGCGCTGTGGTCGGCGACAAGTTTATGCGAAAAGTTGAAGGAGGTGATAAAGACGCAAGAAAAAGATGGTCAAAATTATTACAAAAGCGTAAAGCAACTGGAGAACCTTATATTTTATTTAAGGGAAATACAAACAAAAATAATCCAGTCGCATACAAAGACAACGGTCTCAAGGTACATATGACAAACATATGTTCTGAGATCACATTGCACACTGATGAAAACCATAGTTTTGTATGCTGTTTATCATCATTAAACTTAGCTAGATATGAAGAGTGGAAAGGCACAAACCTTATTTACGACAGTATATGGTTCCTTGATGGGGTCATGGAAGAGTTTATACAGCGAGCTAAAGGCTTACGAGGCTTTGAAAACGCGGTTAGGTCAGCTACGAAAGGAAGAGCTCTTGGCTTGGGAGTTTTGGGCTGGCACACGTACTTACAAGAAAAAGGTATCTCGTTCGAAGGTTTACTTGCTCAGTTTGAAACTAGGAAAATATTTAGTCAGATCAAAATTGAAAGTGAAAGAGCTTCAATGGCGTTGGCTGAGACTTACGGAGAACCTTTATGGTGTTCTGGAACTGGTATGCGTAATACTCATTTACGCGCTGTGGCTCCCACTGTTTCTAACAGTAAGCTTAGTGGGAATGTTTCGCCGGGTATAGAACCTTGGGCTGCTAATGTATTTACAGAGCAAACCGCTAAAGGAACTTTTATACGTAAAAATCCTTCTTTAGTTAAATTGTTTAGAAAACTTAAAATAAATAATAATGAAACATGGGACAAGATCTTGGCCGATGGTGGTAGCGTGCAGAATATTACTGAGCTTGATGATGTTGTGTTGGCACACGAAACACCCGCAAAGGAGGTATTTAAAACGTTTAAGGAGATTAATCAACTAGAATTAGTTAATCAAGCTGGACTGAGACAGCAATATGTAGATCAGTCAGTTAGTTTAAACTTAGCTTTTCCTAGTGTAGCAACACCAAAGTGGATTAACAAAGTTCATTTTGAAGCATGGAAAAAAGGTGTTAAAACCTTATATTATACGCGGACAGAATCTGTCTTGCGTGGAGATATTGCACAGCAAGCGATGAGTGAAGATTGTCTTGCGTGTGATGGTTAGTTAGTTAGTTAGTTAAAATTGGGAGGTTTAGTTAGCCTCCCTTTTTTATTTCTTAACACAATTATTAACAGTTACTCCTGGTTTACTAGGAGATGGTTTTGTACCTTGTTTTTTATAACCTTTCCAACAGTCAGAGTTTTTAGAGTTAGCGCCTTTAAATTTAGCCGGTGACGCTTTTTCTGCAATTTTACCAGCAATTAATGATTTAGCTACCATACCAAGTATCGGCGCTAGTTTAATAGGTGAACCTAACCCTTGAGGTCCACAACCTTTTCTTTTCATAGGTGTTTTCATATTACTTTATATTTAGTCTTGTTGTTAGAATCTTTATAAGCTTTTAAGCATCTGTTTCTATTATCTTCATCGTTAACATAACTTACATGTAGCCAGTTTGGATTTTTGTCTGTACCAAATTCCCATATTAACTGATCAAAGTTTAAGTTATCTTTTATCCAATAATACATATCAGCATTAGACATGTGACCAAATGTATCGTCAATATCCATTGCTTGCCCACTCATATGTTGTGACTTTTTAGCCCCGCCTATAGCTTTGTTTAGTTTAGGTCCACGATAAAAAGAATTTATCTTTATAGTAGCTCCTACGTGAGCTCTAAGAGGTTCAAATATTTTTTCAGCAGTAATTTTCATTGTAGCTAAATGCTCTTCAGTAGGTGTGTTGTCTATACCTCGTCTATCCGCTGTTCTGCTATACATGCCTTCGCGATAACTTACGTGTTTACTTATTTTTTCCATTTTCTTTTACGTTTAAATAAATCATCAATTTCTATAGTGACACCAACAGTAATCGCGCCGTACATACTAGCAGCAATATCTTGACCATCACCCCTCCCTCTATCTATAAAAACTTCTTTAAAAGTAGCCACTAATAAAGTTGTTGCCATAGAATACATTATAGCTTTTTCTTTACTTTTTGTTTCTTCAAATATAAGATCATGCGCAACGCTAGTTATAGCAACACCCGCTAAATAATGCATTACTTTATCCTCTTCAACTTTCCAGCCATATAAATCTAACTGAGCCACACACAAACTTGGAAAAAACAGCAAGAAAACTATAAACTTATTCACTATTTTTTTGTTTTTCTTCCTTTTCTTGCTTTACCTTTTACAGCATCATCTATATCACCAATCTGATTACCAACTTCTTTTATAGCTTTAGCAACGTCTGCTAACTCTTCAGCTGTAAGTTTATATCTTTTTTTAATTTCTTTCACGGTGGCTATAGCTTTTTCATCTATACTTGTTTTGCTCCATAATAAAGCCCACACGTCTTTCCAGTACTCTTTAGTTAATTTCCACATGTTAAAATTTGTTTGCGTTGTTAATTTCGTTTATAGTTTCTTGTACTTCTTTCAAATCTGTTGGCAAAAGAAGATCTAAGCCAGCTTTGAAAACATTTTGCTTTGATCCGTTTTTAAATATTATAAGAGTAGGCGCCATTCTAACTCTATATTGTTTTTTAGTCTTTGGTGAATCAGCTATGTTTATTCTATAGTATTTAGCATTTTTAATTTGATCCCATTCAGCAAAACAATTTTCAGCATTAAACTCAGCCCAAAACTCAACTAATATAGTATCGCCTTCATTGTCGTCAAAAGCAGAACCAATAACAACTTCATCAAAAGTATCATCGTTCAACCAATATTTTTCAGGCACGTCTGATTGACTAAAACAGAATGTAGTAAATAAAATTAAAATAAAGTTTTTCATTATTTTTGTTTTTGAATTTCATAAACTCTTTCATCAAGTTTATCTAATTTTTCTAAAATTTGTTCTACGTCATCTTGTGTGTCCATTATTGTTTGACGTATTAATTCATCTTTCATATCAAATTCTATTTTTGATATCTCTGGCTTAGGTTCTGTCATAGCGACTGCTATATCAGATTTTAATGTAAAATAAGTTGTTGCCAGCGAAATAGTAAACCCAACTATTATACCTATTGTTTTTAAGTCAAGTGTTACCTTTGTGCTTTCTCCTATCTGTGGTGCGCTCATATTTATCTAAATGTAAAGTTTAAACCAAAAGTGGTTATGAATAATTCACTATCCCACATTTTACTATATTCACCCTCAGCAAACACGCCAAGGTTTTTACTAATTTTCCAACCTAAATTTAATCCAGCAGAGTAATCCTCCCACTGTTCAAGTTCTGAATCTTGCATTAATCCACCTTTACCCCAGTTGTTTCTATTTAAATAACTAACAGCTTCATCTCCTTGTATATAACGATGATAAGGTAGTATGTAGTTGGCATAAGCGTGAAGCCAAAAGCTTCTTTTATAATGATAAAAATCAAAACCGACAACAGGTGCAACCTCACCAAAAGCATCTAACAAATCCCACTGCTCACCATTGTACCGATTCATTAACTCTGTAAACACTGTTTCTCTAAACTCAAGATCTGTATCTGCAACTCTGTTTCCATCTGGATCTATCCAATACCAATCAGAAGTTGAGTTACCTAGCTCGTCCTGCTCATTATAGTATATATCATCATAGCCATATAAAAAACCTAATTCGTACCAATAGTTTACTGGAAGCTCTTGACCATCTACCATTTGAGTTTCATTCAACCATATTTCAATAGGGTTATATCCGTAAGGTCTATCATGAGTACGGTATATTGCTCCAGCAGATATACTAAGTTTTTTACCTATAGGTAATCTAGCTCTTAGTTCAGCTGATTTGTATTTTAAATTTATTTTACCAACCTCTCTTGATTCTGCTTTTATTATATGATACTTACCAGTGTGCTTTACAAAAACTCTATGATTCTTAAACAACTCACCTCTCCAGCGTTCTTTTTCAAAATGCACTTGATATTCTAAACCTTGCAGAGCTGATGTAGGTGCTGTAAAAGCTAATTGTTGCTCTGTTCCGTCATAATAGTTTCTAGGTTTTCTTTCATAATCAAACCTTGCTAGTTTTCTAATTCCAAAACCTAATCTATAATCAAAAGGATAATCAGGTGTATTGTCGACAACAACAGGTATGTCATACAAGCCACCGTCAGGATTTGTTCGCACAAAATAAGTTGGTTCAGATGCTTCTATAGAGTTAGAAACATCTCCAGCTCCATATATTGTTCCGTACTTTAAAAAATCGTTAAAAAAGTTTTTAAAAAATTTACCTTTTTCTTTTTCTTGTCCGTTAACTGTTAACGTCAGTAGTGTTAAAATAGTAATTAGGATGTTTTTCATTTTTACCTTATTTGTTTTTTTTGTTTTTCTTTCTGTACTCTTCTAATAATCTATCTTGTCTTTCTAAAATCGAAGACCTAGCTATAGAGTCTTTTATTCTTTTATTTATTCTTCTTGTTTCAGCACCTTTTTTAGCAGACTCAGATCTTTTTCTTTTTTTCTCAGCCTCGTATTCAGCTCTTTCTATAGGGTCCATGTTTGCTAAACGTTGAGCTTCTTTTATTTTGTTTTGCTCTCTAGTTTCTTTAGCTTTTATCTTGCCAGCTTCTTTTCTTTTAGCTTTAGCGTCTGATTTTATTTGCTCATGTGTTTCGTTAGGCTCAGCTTTTAAATCCCATGTATTCCATCCAAATGCAAAGAAAGCTCTTTTCCATATAGCGTTCCTCTCGTCTAGTGCTGCATTTATGTTGTTAAACTTCTTAACAAGCCTGTCTAAAGGAACATTTGTACCGCCACTTACTAGATTACCTATTACAGACCAAGTAGGGCTATCTAAATTTAATCCTCTTTCTTTTATAACATCTTTCTCAAATCTATAGGTTTGTATAGCGCTATATACTTTTCTTAGCTTAGAACCCAACGGTGGGGATAAGTTAGCCAATTCTAATATAGTGTACGTGTGATCTGCTGTAAATCCTTTATTTTCTTGTTTTCTAAATTGTCTTATAGCGTTTTTAAGCGTTGCTCCTACAGCACCATAAAGTCCACTACCTCTAAGAATACTGTCTGCCATACTATTACCAACATCTACTTTCCACTCTTTATTTTGACACGCCTCAAGTTTCTTACCTTCTAAACCTTCACATCGTTCTTCTTCATCTTCAAACAACATACTAAATAAAGCTTTCTGCATAGCAGAGAATATAAAGTTTTGTATTGCTCCATAGTAAGCTATCTTAGAAACATTAGTTTTCCAGTCTCCTCTACCATTTATTAAATCTCTACCAGCTTTCTTAATAAGCCTATTGTACTGCATAGGTGTATTTTGGAAAGCTAAAACAAACCTACCTAAAGGACCAGCTTGCTGTGCGGATATTAAAGACGGATCAGATGACTGTTGAGTTTCTTCTGCTAACATAGAGAAATCTTCCCAAGCTTTATCTTCAGCCTGTTTTTGATCCATGCCTTGTTTTAAATATGTTTTTATTCTATTTCTGTACATTGTAGCGCCACCTGAAGCTATAGCAAAACTATCCGCTATTTGAGTAGGTGTAAAACCTATTTTTAATAAGTATTGAAAAGCAGCTTGTGCCTTGTTCTTGCTACCAGCCATTGCATTAGCTAGTTCAGCCTCATTTACATCTGTCTTTAAACCTTTACGTCTTTGTTTTAATTTATCTGAATTAAATATAGTTGCAAAATCTCTCCAGTATTGAGGTTGGTTTGCAAACGCCAACGCGGCCTTAGCAGGGTTATTATCTGTCCAGTTAACGAAGTTTACAGTTGACAGAGTTTGTAGCAAAGCAGATCTCATGTTAAAAAACATTATAGCACCAACAGAGTTGTTTAACCAATTACTCCATTTGTTTGCAAGCTTGTTTTTACCAAAAGTCCTATTAGTACCATTCTCCATTCTATAGAGTATGTCTTCTAGTGATTCTCTAAAGTTTTGACCATAAGCAGCCTCAATCTTGTTTAAGTTTTCTTCACTAAATATTTCTTTTGAATTATCTATAAACTCTTTTATAAACTCTTTTCTACCTACTTTTTGTGTTATATCATTTAAGTCACTAGCTATACTACCTGTCAACCAATATTCTCCTGGGGCAGTGTAACCTTCTTTTTGATTAGATATTAAACCAACACTGTCTGCAAATAGTTTAACTCTTTGATCTCCGCTTACTATAGTTAATAAATCTTTTAGATCACTTTTAGATAATCCAGGTATTTTATGTCCTGCTTTAGTGTACAAGTATACTCTAATAGCTTGATCGTAAGTAAAACCTAAATCTGGTATTTGCTTACCTAGTTTTTTTCTTACATCTTTAAATTCTGATCTTAAAGCGTTGTAAGAAGTTTGTACCGCTTGCTTAGCTCTTTCTATATTAGCAATACCTCTTGAGTAAGGCTTCATTAAGTTATCTTCTATCCACTTTTTATCTGCATCACCCTTTTTACCTTTACCTAAAAAGTTGTACATTAGACCCATAAAGTCTTCTGCTGATGGAGGTAGAAAATATCTAAACCTACCTTTACCTCTACCTAACATTTCTCCTTTTGCTTTAGAGAAAGTTTTTACGGCATCAATACCAGTTCTAGCCTCTAGCATCTCGTTAAACTCTTGGCTTCTACCTTTGTTTGATTTTACTATAGCTTGTTGCACATCACCTTTAACATCTAAAACACTAAGTGCTTCTTTAACTGCTTTGACATTTTTAATAGCATCGTCAGCAAAATAAAAGTCATTGTAACCATCAGCCGCTTTACCCACTATCCAATCTGCCTTAGCTTGAGCCGTGCCGTCTGCTAAACCTGTTATATTAGCTATTTTAAGATCTAAACCTATTTCTTTTAAAAACTTTTGAATAGCAATATCGGAGGCTTGAGGTCTTGCGGTTAAAACAAAAATATCCCCACTACCAAACTTGCCTTGACGTTTTAGAGCTAAATCAGCTAAAGGACCTTTTTTACCGTCTATTACTTGGCTAAACTCGCTAAAATCAAAAACAGCTCCCTGAGCTTCTAAGTCAGCCGATTGAGCCGCGAACTGTGTAGCATCTATTTTACCCTTAGTGCCGTCAGGCATTGTGTATAGCACATTAGACTTGGTCTGAGCCAACGTATCATCAAAATCAAAAACAGAAATACCTTTTACCTTCTTATTAGGGTCAAGGGCATTGTTTAATGCGTCAGTCCTATTTTGATTATTTATATAATTATCTACATTTACTCTACTTATTATTTTATTTATAAAATCTATAGATAAGTTTTCTCTTTTTATATACTCTACAGCTTGTATGCCTTCCGACGTTAAGAACGTGTTGTAGGAATTAGGATCAACTGTTAGTCCTCTAAAGTCACCAAGCTTAGACGTTGTACCTAGTGAGTTATCTTGAATAGCTGAAAATAACTCTGAACCAAGTGTTTGACTATAAGTACGTAGTATTTTATCCATCTCTAACCCAGCAAAAGTATTTATAGCACGTAATTGCTTAGGCTTGTTAAGTAAACCCATTTGATGTATCTTAGCAGCTGTTTTTAATGCAACTTTAGCTAAGTCAAGCATAACGTTTGCAGCTGGATCAACATGCTCACCCTTGAACTTTAAATGTTTTTCTGGTGGATGTTTTTCTAATCTTTCATCTATAAATTGCTGTAGTGTTACTTCCTTTTTAGTTTTAGCTGGAAGCTTATCATACATAGCTGTAGATCTTTCTATAGCAAATTCCTTAGCTTGATCATAAAACACATGAGTTTCATCTGCTTCCATTGATCCATCAACATATTGTATTAATGGTAACCTTGTTAAACCTCTTTGAGCTTTTACGTTGTTTGTTGAAGTTTCCATCCACCTCATAAAACCAGGAGCTAGCGAAGGATCTTCAGCTATAAGCTCAGTAGCTTTGTCCATTATATACTTTAAAGCTTCTATGTTCGCTATTTCAGCTTTAGCTATTATGTCTCCAAATTTCTCTTCAACCATAGCCTGCTTTTCAGCTGCTGTTATATCTTTTTTAAGTATAGTTGTTATTTGCTTCATAACACCACTAGCAGAGTTAAATATTCTTATGTCTGCAGGGTTAAAAGTTAACTCTATATCAGATTCTTGATCTGCTTTTGCTTTTCTTTTTTTAGCTAAATAATTATACTTACCTGGCTTACCGTCAGATTTTTTCTCTGCACCATCTAGGTATGCGTAAACTATAGCAAACATATCATTACCAACAGCATCAACTAAATCTGGAGGTAATACGTCTATCAAAGCGTTTGAAAAATCAGCCAATTGTTTCATTGACTCATCTTTGGTTTTGTTTGTTATGGTTCTTTTGTATATTTCTTTTGCTGGCCCAAACAGCACTGGCATATCAGACCACTCTAGTAAAGGTTTTTTATAACCAGTTTTACCTTCATCAAAATAAGTACCTAAGCCAATCTCTTCAGCGTAAGCCTGTATATCTTTAGGTTGCTCTGACTTGTAAAGCAAATAAGAATCTGAATTACCACCATTTAATATAGCTTCATTCATCATGTTAAACAAAGCCTCTTGTACTACTTCTGGTGACTTGTTTGACTTAGCGTTTCCTCTTTCTATATCTCTACCTATATCAAGTATGTCTATAGAAGCTGATACTACACCTAGTCTATCTTGATTACTGGTTAGTTCATTAAATACCTCGGAATCATTTGCTACAAGTTCTAAACCAGTTTCTTCAGCCATAGCTTTAGCTAAAGACTCCTTTCTACCTCTAGTTAAAGATTTTAATGTAGGTTTACCATCTTTAACTACAACTTCGCCAAAGTAAGATAAAAACTTTTCATCAGATATATCAGTATCTCTTTTTACCATTTCTAACCCAGAAGTTCTACCTGTCTCTGCGCTAGACTCAAAGTCTACTTTTTTACCTTTCCAGTCTGGTGTCCATCTACCATCAACCTTCTTTTGTACAGCCGCTGGTATTGCTCCACCTAACCAAGTGGTTGTCATATTTTCTAATATAACCTTTTTGTTTTTTAATAAGTATTTAGAGAATTTATCATTAGCTAAACCACCCATTATTTTTTTAAAAACTATATCGTTCTGTTTACCTACTTCTTTTTTAAACTCTCTTATCCAAGGAGCTATTGTTACGTTTTTAGAAGTTGCTTTGAATACAGATGTTTTTAAAACTCTAACAACTTTAATAACACTTTCCTTTAATTGTCTTTTAGCAAAACTAGGTACAGCGTTTGTCTTTAATATATTAGTATATTTACCTTTGTTTATACTTGGACCTTTAGCACTTTTTGTACTAAACTCTTGAACTTCTTTACCTAAGTTGTAGCTTTCTACTATACCTTGTATTTTATTATCTAGCTGACCATTGATCCATCTGTTAAGCTCTATAGCTCCACTGTATCTTTCAACTATACCAACAATACCTTGTACTTTTACTTCTTTACCGCTTTTACCTTGTTTTGTAGTACCATAAGTTATATCAGCTAAAATGCTTTCTTCAACAGCTTTAAACCCTGGTATCTTACTAAACTTTCTTAATCTCTTCTTTACTTCATTAGTATACTCGTAACCAACTAATTGTCCTAGTCTAGTTTTATTAGACTCAGACATGTTACTCATGTGTTCTATTCTATCATCTTCTGTCATAGACTCGTCAAGTCCCATGATCATTTCAGTACTACTATATAAATCTTTAGAACTTTTAGTGTTTTCACTAGTACCAGTAGGTCCAAATAATCTACCTATTTTATCTGTAAGAGATATAGGATCAGAGTTGTTGTGATTTTTAACTATGTCAAGTATCTTAGCTTGAACTTCTCTAACTTGACCAACTAAAGCTTTATTACCGTAAAGACTTTTGTTATTACCAAATACCGCTTTCTTTATATATGGTGTATAAAAATTTACTATTTCAGATCCATAGCCTTTAGCTTTTGTATCAAAAGATTTGTTAACCTTTCTTTCTAAAGCTGTTTGAGATCCTATACCGTTAACTAAACTACCTTTAGCACCTTTTTTAGCTACATCTAATATAGAACCTTTAATACCTTTACCACTAGCCATTGACTTGTTGTAGTCTTTTAGAAAGTTATAAACATCTCTACCTGTATTAAACTCTATACCTTTTATACCTAAATTTTGAAACGTTTGTCTTAAAACATCTTTTATTTTAGTAAACGTGTTTTCTTCAAAACCTATGAAACCTTGAGCCATACCATCTGAAAAGAAAGTAAGTAATTCCTCTGCTTGAACATCAGCTGAGTTATTCTTGTAAGCTTGTAGTTTAGCCGACAAATATGAACTAGGATCATAACCTTTAGCTATCATACTGTCCACTTGCTCTTTTAAAACACCAGCCATAGCTTGAGCTGCTTTAGGGTTTTTCATTAGTGTTTCATTTAAAACACTATGTAATACCTCGTGCTGAGCAACTGTTGTTTCACTATTTTTTTCTGACTTAGTTTTGTTTATTATTATTTCCTGAGTACCATCTTTATATTGTACTACAAAACCATTGTCGCCTACTCTTTTTACGTTTACTTTTTGATCTTGTTCTTCTTTGCTTTTACCTTTGTTTCTCTCAGGTAACCCAGCGTTTATTTCGTCTATTCTATCTTTAACTTTTTGGTCTGCGGTTTTGCTACCTTCAACAGAAACATCGTCATCTTCAAAAGTATTCATATCAATACCCAGCTTTTTAGCTGTTTTCTCAGAAGCTTCAGTTGTTTTCTTTGATATCTCTTCCTTGTTTTGGGTTACCCTTCCACCAGCAATTTCACCATCTATTTCTGATATCTTTTCGTTTATACCTTGTAAATCTCCAGTAAAAGTAGTAGCAACACCATCAATCATCATCTCTACAGTTGCTGTAGCTTTAGCTCCTAGATTCTTTTTAGCATCAAGTAGTTTTTGCTTTTGTATGTATAAATCTATTTCTTTATCAGTAACAAACTCTCCACCTAAGTTTATAGCGTTTTTAATATCATTACCATGTTGTAAAGCAGCATTAGCTTGATCAAGATCTAGCTTAGCTCTATCCATTAAATCTTGTTTACCAGCAGCTTTAGCTCTGTCGTATAGATTTTGGTTGTACTCTTTGTTAGCTTTCAACGTTTCCATAACGCCGGTAATGTTTGCTCTTGCTTCTAAGTATACTTGTTTTTTAACATTGCTGTAACCACCACCAACAGTAGATGTTGCTACAGACGTTGAGCCTGAAAGTATAAGTGTACCCATTAAAGTTTCGAACTGAGTCTGTGCGTCTAAAAACCCTGTTTGATTAGATAATCCAACGGTTAATTTAGCCATATCTGTAAGAAGTAGTTCCATTTCCTCTTCGCCAATCTCTCCTATAAGATTATTTGCAAATTGTTTGCTTACTTCTTTTATAGCTTTTTTACTAGCTGCTTTACTTAAATCACCTTTGAAAGTATTCAATAATCCTTTACCCGCAGCTGTATTAAAGAAGTTAGCGTCTGGCATTATACCTTGAACAACGGATGTTGCGAAAGATGCCATGTTACTATATGCTAAAGCTTGACCTTCATCCAAGCCCATGTCTATAGCTTCATTATAATTATCTCTTATGGTACCCATGTAAGCTGTTTGGCCCATTCTAATGGTATTCATGTTTATACCACCAATAGTTTTTCTACCACCTTCTAATAAGGTTTTACCACCTATTTTTATTTTAGGAACGTTTAAGCCAATGTTACCGTATTTTAATCCAGATTTGTTTTTACCAAAAAGCTTGTACACGTCTTTAAGTTTACGTAAGTCTCCTTTTTTAACTGAAGCCGCTAAAGCTAAAGTAAAAGGAAGCATGTTACCTAAAGTTTTAAAACTAGATCTAACGTTAACACCATCTTTCCACAAAGAACCTCCTACATCAGACGTCCCAAATGTATTGTTTTTAAGAAAACTACTATCAACTAAGTCGTCCATATAGTTTAACCTATCGTACATACCTTGAGTGTCTACACCAGCTTTTGTTAAACCATAAAGCGCTAGCCTGTTTACCATAGATGCTGTTCCATAAAAGTACTCTGTACCAAAATCTCTCAAACCTTGAGTTATTGTTGCGCCAAAATCAGCAGCACTTGACACAAACTCACCGTCTTCTATTTTCTTATCTCTCCACTCTTGAAACTCAGCTGTTGTTTCAAAGTTTGTAGTCATGAAAGCTTTAGTAGCTAAATCAAAATCATATTGACCAGCTAGATTATAAAACGTATCTTGTATCTCTTTAGCTTTTAAATTAAAGTCATCAACAGCAGCTTGAGTTAAATCATCTTCAGAATCAAAATCTTTATAAAGATCGTTTTGCAAACGAGCCATATCTTTTTGAGCTTTATCAGAAGCTTTACTAATAACCTGCATTTTAGCATTGTTTATTATCTGCTCTTTCTGCTCAAAACCCATAGTAGCTGTAATAGCTTCGTCGCTAACAGATCCAATTAATCTCTGCTTAGCTCTTCTGTCACTACCTACGGTATTTAATATCTCGTCTTCTACTTGTTGTGTTAACTCTATTTGTTCTTCTTCATTATCAGAGTGTATCTGAAAGCCAGAACTATTAGCCTCATTATCTGTTGTTTTAGATATATTCTCTAAAATCTTTAAGTTTTCTTCGTAATCTTTTTTTTCAGCCTTAGATATACCGAAGTTTAAATAAGTATTTTTATCCTCTATTACAGCAAGCTCTAAAGTTTTTTGCTCATCTATGTTTAAACTTTCGTCACTGTATATTCTAGTTATTTGATCATCATATTCAGACAGTTTATTCTTTACTTCTCTATGATTTCTAGATCTTCTTGTTCTATTTCTTTCACCTGTGTTGTTTTGTTCAAACTCAAGTCTTTTTATTTCTTCGTCTATGTCACTAGATTTAACATCAAACATTGTATATTTCTTCTGCTCTTTTTTTAGCAAATTTATATTATGTTCAAATCCACCACCCATTAAAACTTGTTGATCTTGAGCAGATGGATCATAAGGATTTTCCTCGTATATTTGTGATATCCACTCTGGTGTTTCTTCTTTTATTTCATCTCTATTCAATAGTGATACCGATGAAGAAGGATTTCCAAACGAACCCGATTCTCCTTGGTTTGAGGCTTGATTGTTTTCCGACCCTGCATTCGCCTCCGCATTTTCTGCAGGATCTAATTGGTTTCCCGCCACAACCTTGGCGTTAAAAGTTTGTTTCCAAGTGCTCATGTCCATACCTAAACCAGAAGCAGCAGTGTTTGCTTCTTCTTCCGTGTATTTTCTGTCACCTACTATATAATCTGGCATATTACTTTAATTTAATTTATTTTGTTAACCAATCTTGTGCGTCTGCATCTTCGTATATAACAACCGTTGGGTCTAAAGATCCATTTCTAACAGGGCGCGGTTCTACCACACCCTTATCGTTAGCTATAAAAACTATAGACTTACCACCTCTTCCTTGAACTGAAGCACCAGCCACAGGTGAAGAAGTTATTTCTTTGTATCTTTTCATAGCTTGCTCTGCCGCTTGACGAGCTCTTCTTTGAGCTATACTTTCTTTAGGTCTATTTTTTATTTCTTTTTGTTTAGCAGCTTGCGCAGCTACTGTTTTAAAAGTATCTAAATAAGTATTAGATAACCACTCTCTAAGCTCTCCTTCTCTCTCAATATTAAGTAAACCCGCGTCAAAATCTTCACGATCTTTTAAGGGAACATTACTAATAACAGTGTCGTATACCATAGACATTAAATCCTCTCTACCCATAGTGTTAAACAAACCGTTTAATTGGTATCTGTAATTCTGTTCTAAACCTCCTGATATTTTTGTAGCGCCAGTATTTGCTTTTTCATTAAGCGTCATTAAAGTGTTAAACCCTTCGTTGTTTGTTAAAAAGTAATTATAATCAGTGTCTTCATCAAAATCAGTTAAAGGTACAAGATCTCCTTCATTGTCAATAGATAAATTACCATACTCATCTATCTCTATAGCGTATTCGTTATTTTTAAAAAGAGATGTTAAAGCATCTATGTTAGCTCCCTTACTTATAGTGTTGTTTTTTACATCATCATAAAACTGAGTTCTTTTTTCTTTAAAAAGATCTAAATTTTTACTTAAGGCTTTAAATTTAGAATTTATTTTATTCATCTCACTAACAGCCTCCATGTATCTTGGATCATCAGCATCTAAATCAGCTGCTAATCTAGCTGCTTCGGCATAGTCATTTTTATTATCAACTAAAAACTGAGTAACTTCAGGTCTCATTGAATCTTCAACTTTACCCAGCTCTATGTCCTCTAGCTTGTTAACATAGTTTTTTAGCTCAACCTCGTCTTGTTTTCTTTTGTACGCGGCCTCTTGTAAAGCTCTTCTACCGATCTCAGACATAGGTGTATTCATACCCTGCACATAAGCGGCTTGTGGATTTACAAACCCACCGGTCTTAAGACCACCATGCGCAAAAGCAGCGCCTTTTATTAATGATTCATTTGCCATTTTGTTTTTTTTATCTATTATCTATCATGTCTCCTCCGGCTCCAACTATCGAGCCAACTCCTCCCATTATAGATTGAGTAGCTGCATCTCTAGCAGCGTTAGCAGCGCCAAGTCTCTGTTGTGACATACCTAATAGTGTTTCCACTTTGTTTTGTTCAGCGTTTCTAGAAGCCTGAGCGCCTGCCATTTCAGCGTTTTGAATACTCATTCTTCCACCAGCAGCTTTCATTTGATTACCTTGCTCTTGTTGTCCTATACTTACAGCTGCTTGTTGCGCTTGTTGATTTCCAGCACCAGCTAAAGCTTGAGCCATAGCTGCAATTCCGGATCCACCAGCTGCACCACCCATGTTATTCATTATGTTGGCGTTGTTTTGCTGTGATTGATCTCTAGCAAAATCAGCAGCTTGAGTATTAACGCTTAGATCTTCGTAAGCATTGTCTAGGTTCGCGGCTAAATTTGAAGTGTCTAAGTTTTCAAATCTAGCTTTGTTTCTATTCATTTCTGCTTGCGCAGCTCTTTGTTCACGTCTACGCTTACCACCACCGATTATACCACCAGCAATACCCATTAGTCCTCCAGCTGCTTGAGCCATCATACCTCCGGTTAAAAGCTTTATTGGTGATTTTTTATACGTTCCTTGTGCCATGTTAATTTTGTTTATGTTATTATAATTACAGGTTATTTACTACTTTCAAATATTTCTGATCCTACTGAAAACAATTCAACCTCTGTTGTTTTATCGTTTCTAAATTGTGCCTCTGCGTAATAGCCTTTTAAATTAGAAGTATTACCTTGAGAATCTTTAGTAAAAAATATATAACTGCTGTTTGTGGGCGGTGTTGTTAAAGTGTCTATATTAGCCACTATTGTAACTGATCCGTTAGCGTTTGTAGTTATACTGGTTATTGGACCTATTTCTACTACTTCCTCGTTAGCAGCTAAATAATAAACCGTGTCACCAACCTGTAGTGATACGTTTACCGCTGTAGGGAATAATAATGTTATCGGTTGTGTCGCCATGATTTATTTTTTAAGGTGTGCAATTTAGATTAGTTAATGTTATTGTAGCTCCTCCATCACCTGGATCAACGCTTACTGGTGTTTGTCTTGTAGCACACTGTGTTATAGCTGGTGATAAAACACCTATGTTTATTGTTTCTTCAGCTAATGTTTCACAGTTTACATACGTTACAGCAACTTGTTTTGCTCTTGGTGTGGTAGCTGGGTTGTACTGTATAGTCCAAGTAGCGCACGTTTGATCAACACCAGTTGTATCACAAGTATCACCATTGGCAGTAGAGGTCATAGTACCTGATACCACAGGGGCTGGAGAAGATAGTGCACATATAGAAAAATTAGTATCACCTTTGTTTGTGTATATAACTCTTTTTGTATTAGTAACACAATCGTAATACTTTACAGTTCCACCGGCGTTACCAACAACTATGTCATATTCAACACATCCATTAGCAGATCCTAAAGTAATAACAGAGGTTAAATCTAAGTTAAAAGTAACATCCGAGTCTCCATACGCTTGTATAGTACCAGGTCCAGTAATTGTAGCTTCAGTACCAGCAATGTTCAAAACCACGCTAACAGGTAGTATTAATTCAGAACCTTTTCTATTATTAAAACTAACGTTTGTGTTATCTGGTAATGTTAAGTTAGGTCCACCTGTTAATGTAACGTTATTACTATTAACACTAGCAACAGTATATACATCGCTTGATGAAAAGTAAGGTGTAGAGAATCTCATACCAGCAACTATACCTGTAGCACTTTCAACAGGTAAAACTAAAGTATTAGCTATAGCACTGGACAGGGCGTTGTCCACACTTTCTAAATTAGACCACGTAGCGTAACCCACGGTATCTTGATTATCTAGAGTTATAATTTGACCTGCATTACCAGTTACTTTAAAATTATAATCAACTTGAGAAGCGGTTGAAGCACCACTGGTAGGTTGACTATTAGCGTCAAACGTCTTTACGAAACTAGTCTGACTAGGTAATACTGTACTAACCACCATATTTGTACCACTTGCTGTGAAAGTTAAATTAACTTTAGCTTTTTGATATATATAAAAAGGATTAGGTTGTGGGAAAGGACTAATTAAATTACCACCAGCTAATGTAAACGTGTAAGTCACGTTTGAACTAGAGGCCGGTATGTATATGTTTATATCAAAATAACCAGAAGCTGGCATTGTAATAGTCGGTGTTGTTGCGTAAAACACAATTGTATCAAGACCGTCAGTAGACAGCTGACCAATATCTAGTATTGATCCGTTCGCACTAGCTAAAGTGAACGTTGTTGTAGGGTTTCCGTATATTCTAACTTTTCTTACAGCTCCAGGTTCTTGAACTTGATTGTTACCACCAATAAAAGAATAATTTCTAATTTTATTACTAACAACATAGGTAGCTTCTGTAGCAGGAATTGTAACATTTATATTGTTACCGTATATACTTGCTTCGTTTGTGAAAGTATAATAAAATTTTAAGTTTATAGCTGTTAACTTATTATTTGCATCATAAGTCTTTGTTTCAACACAATTGTAGTTGTCAACAACCATATTGAAACCTGTATATTCTATATTAAAATCTTCAACAAAAAAGTAACCACTCGCTGCTGTATAAGTTTTTTCTAAAAACATAACAGCTGAAAGAGCATTTCCTGATATATCAAAGGTTGTTGTTTCAGGAACTGGACTTTCTTGATCTATAGTCATATTTGTAGATGAACCTGTAGCATTGTAAGTACCTACGACTTGAACTGTTGATATTTTAGCAGAACCACTTATACATAAAGCTAATATAGTTGTTGCTGCAGGCATAGCGAATGGGTTATCAAAAGTAACAATACATCTAACATCAGCCCCATCTTGCGTAAAAACAACAGTGTCTATGTTAGCTAAAGTAGTGTTTACCCAAGAAAAATCCTCAGCCACAACAACATAACCACTTAAAGGTGATATTATCAATATTGCCGTAGCGTGCTGCAAAGCTACATTTGTTCCTGCCGTAACAGAGTACGTAACTTGTGATACCGTATAGTTATTTATAATTGTTTGATCTGCCATTATAATGTATTCATTGTTGTTATGTGAGTAACTATTCCATTTTCAAATGTTATAAACTTCCAAGCACTATCAAGACTTGACCAGCCGGCATCTGTTTTTAATGAGTTGCTTGATGGTGAAGTGTAAGACCAATAACCATTAGGTATTGGCGCTGAGTTAGTGTTGTGCCCAAATATACCATCTGTAGCAATTGGACCAACATCATTGTGAAGCTGAGCTCCAACAACTAAACCAGTTGCACCGGAATACTTGTATATATCAGATAGTCTAATTAATCTATTTGAACTCACTTGACCTATTAATGGACCAGTTAACCAATCTTTTAATTGTGTTTTAGCTAGAGCTGCTCTTCCAGAAGGAGTACCGTGTTGTGCTGCTGTACCGGTTAACAAATTAGTAGAGTTACCACCAACTCTATAACCAACGAACAAAGAAAAGTCTACAGCCACAAGAGGTGTTCCACAACTAGCTAAAGTATTGTATTGAGTTTTAGCGGTTATAACACCGTTTGTTACAGTTAATATAAAGTAAGTATTTGGAACAGCAGTGCCAGAAACATTAGCGTTTAAAGCGTTGTTGTCAGGCGTTGAAGCTGGTTCAACATATAAAAACTTACCACTAGTAGATATAGACTCGTTGTTTTCGTTATAAAGTATAGTGTTCACGTTAACACCTGAAGAATTAAAGAATTTAAAATTAAAATAATTCTTATCAATACCAGTGTAATTGTTAGGGAAATTATTATAAAACTCTTCTATACCACATTTAACAAGTTGGTCTGTTGCCGTTTGTCTTATATCTACGTTTACGTTAGACCCTGTTTTGGTGCATGTCCAGTAGTACCAGAACTTTTTAGTAGTGTCTGGCAGTGGATCATTACCTGTTCCTGTAGAACAAGAAGCGTCAACCTTAACTGTTAATTTAAATGCAGTTGGAGCAGATGAAGTTACAGTAGCTAAACCTAATCCTTGAGTTTGAAAAGCAGAAGAATCAATATTATTATCACAATTATCATTGTAGTAAGTTTTTATACCTTTTATTTTATTGAAGTATTTATTTTCTTTCTTAGCAAACTCTTTTATCATACCTTCCTCCATATCAGTATTGATATAGTTAGTATACCAACCAGGCGTATAGTTTTCAGCGTTTATTATAGAAGGTGATATTTGTTGAGCTACAACCTGATCTATACTCAACCCCGTTAAACCACTGGACGTGTTATAAGAGTATTTTCTAGAATCAGTACCAGAGTAGTTTAATGTTTTAAACCCTTTGATAGACTCTGTAGCGTCATTTATCACTACATTGACAGAGCTATCATATTGAGTTCCATAAAAATTATTATATAAATCATTAGAGGCATGCTCCCATATTAATCCTTTATTAAAAGTATAATACTTGTCATTTAAAGATTCACCACTTTCTAGTGGGTAAAAAACACTACCAGTCTTAGTATAATAAGATTTTCTACTAGTCCAACCGTCAACAGTCTCTTTAAATGATACTGTAGTTGTTTCTATATCATCAGATTCATCATTAGGTACTTCACAGTGTGTTTTATCTTTAGGTGTCTTAGAAAGCTTATCTTGCCACTCGTCAGTTAAATAATCTAGTGTTAAATTGTAATTTTCTTTGTCATCGTTATAACTTCCAATTATTTTAGTAGAACTAGGTAAGTTGTCTGCAAAAAAGTCAGACATACCTTTTAAAGCAATATTAGTTATACCGTCTTGTGATAATCTAATTACAGCTCCTCTATTTTTATCTGAAAAATAAGCTCTAAATCCATAGGAAGCAAATGACTCTGGGTTTGTACTAATACCAAACTCACCAGCATAAGGAACAGCTTGTCCTAAAACAGCCTTGTTAGAAGTTATATTAGCACTTCCATCGGCGTTAAATAAAGCATCTTTATTTGCTAGTATTTTTAAACATTTGTCTTCACAAAGCGTAATTAAGTTTGTGTTTCTAGAATGTAGCTTTTGTATAGATCCATACTCTGGGTTTAAATCTTTAGTTATAGGCTGTGCTTGTATAAACTGATTTAATCTATTTATACCTGCTTGAGAGTTGTATATTTGAGAAAATATAAGACCACTTGACCTTCTTTCTTCCATATATGGTTCATCTAGTAAAGCAGACACTTTAACTCCTTTACCTATTCTAGGTGCGTTGAAATCATCTCTTATTCTATCAGACTCAACACCATTTCCAAAGCTATAACAGTTATAGTAATTTAATATTTTTGATTGTTGATTTATAGTTGATATAGGTAACGCATTTGATGCTTCGTAATATATATCAATATCTACAGCTTCTTTTGGCTCTGTTTCAAAAACAGCTGGATTGTTAGAAGATATTATTTTGTTATCATCACTTATAACTTCTTCAACTATTTGAAAACCTCTTATGTTGGTTAAGGCTGATTCTGATCCGTTACCAACCCAGTCTTCTTGAACCTTGCTAGTTAGCTCTAACGCTAAAGAAAAAACTCTATTACTTCCAAGCGTACTTTTTTGACAGTCACCACAACCATCCACACAAAAACATCTTCTTATTCCCCTAGCACCTCTGAATCTCCAGTGGTTTTTAATTTCATAAGGTTTAGAAACTCTACCGTCTATGTGTACTATTCTTACTAAAGCCCCTTTTACAGCTTTTTCTGCAAAAAACGCTTTTTGACTACCTAAGTGTTCGTAAATAGGATTTGAAAAACCAGCTCTAAGAATACCTAACCACTCTCTATTATAAGCGGCACCAGCGTGAAAAGCCTGCTCCATACCTGTTTGACCATCTATAAATACTCTTGAATTTGAAGGAACTCCATTAAAACCGTTTAACCTATTACCGTTACCACCTAGCTCGACACCTTTGTGTCTCCAGGAATCAGGACATGTACAGTCACCAAACGGATTTCCAGCTGCCTCTCCCGCATCTCTAAAAAATGTCCCCCATCTTGATGAACTACCTCTCAAAGAAGAACTAGCGGTAACTCTATCGACATAAGCCGCGCCAACTATACCGTACCTTTTATTTAAACCTGAAAAAGTTTTTATTATGTTAACATCAAAATCTGTATCTCTATTTATTTTAACAAAAAATCTACCTTCAAACTCTGGTAGTCTTTCTTCTTCGTTTTTATAAACATTTATAGTAATAGTTGCACCCTCTACTAAACCTGATACCCCGAAGAAAGAAGCGTCTGCTCCAAATGGCTCGTCTAACTGCACCTCGTACATTGTACCATTACTTGAAACAGGTCCACCAAATTTAACCCCTAATATGTCTGTTGTATTACCACCGTCGGATATTGTAATAAAGCTATCGCCATTAAAAGCTGTTGCAAACTGAGAATTATCATCAGCGTTAGGTCCTGTAAAAGTTATTAAAGAGAAATCTTCTTGAAAACCAGCGTCAACTTCACAGCGAGCTGAAGCTATAATCTTTTTAGAATTAGCAACAAACTCAGGAGCTTGAGACTGAACATCTAAAACTTTATATCTACAAGGACCAATAGAAGGATTATCTACGTCGTGTTGTTTTTTTAGTATAAGATAACTATCTATTTGAACTTTACTTCTTTCTGATGAAGGGAAACTCAACCAAACGTTGCCATCTTCAGCAAAATAAAATCTATCTAAAGCTAAGTTGTAGTATTCGTTAGATGTATCTTTAATAAAATACTTATAATGCGTTACCCAGCTAGGCATATTTTGTACAGGCGGTACGGTGGCTATAAATTTGCTAACACCAACAGCTGCATCTTTATCTATGCTTATAGTAGCGTTTGCATCCGAAAAAACCGGTGTTTGTCTTCCGTAAGCGTCTTGAAACACAATACCTAGTTGATATTTTCTTATAGACTTTACGCTTTGTATTGGTTCTCTAAACGTATCAGATTCTTCATTTAAACCAGTGTGATTGTTTGTAGCTAAACTTAAAATAAGACCAACTTTTGGAACATTATAATTTTGTATATAGTTAGCGTATATAAGTCTATTAGCTGAAACCTCTTGAGCTTTAGCTTTTCTTGGAACGTTATCCCAAGGTCTGAGTAGTTGGTTAGCTTCTACAGCGGCTCCAATTAATTCATTTTTAATAGTAAAGCTAGTTTTAGTTCTATCCTTTAAGGTATCTACTACATACACAGTGTTACTGTTAGATGCTTTGTACAATATATCTAGTTCAACAACCTCTGTACTTCCCCAGTAAAGATTATTTATACTTAAAGACCTTAGGTTGTTTCTCATACCTAAGTTATAACCATCAGAAGATAAGTATTCAAATTGACCACCTATAAACGCTGGTCCAGAAAAAGGTGAAAAAGTAGAGTACTCACCATTTTCATACTTCCATCTGTAAGCAAATCTTGGAAAATCAAATTCAAACATAGGATCTTTCTCTTCTAATAGAACCTCCCATGTTATTAGCTCGTCTTGATCTGCTCCAAATCTTAATATCTTATTAGGTATAGATTGAATCTTACACCTTAAATTAGCTCCGTTTACGAAATCTATCTCTAATCTTATAGTGTATTCATCTTCGTTGTTGTAGTCATTTATATAGCTTCCACTAAGAACTATAACGTCACCAGGCTCGTAACCTGTTGGTACTGCTGATACAACTATGTTTACAAACTCCATATTAGTTGGAAACGCTCCACCGGTACCTAAAGCTTCTTGATATTCTTGAAACGTTGGTAGTGGCTTGTACTCCGCTGGTGAGTTATTAGTAGCGGCTTCTGTTATGTACGTAAAGTTGTAGTAGTTGTTTAAAGAGTAAGTTGTGGTTATAGGATCGGTGCCTGTTCCAGGACCGTTTACCAGCGAAGCTGACATAGATAAACCCGGTTCATCTAATGGAGATTTTTTAATAACAGTAATATCTTCTTCTGCAAAGTCAGCGCCAGAAGAATTATAAGTATAGTTTCTGTTAGAAGTGTTGTAAGTTGGAATTTTACTGTGTACACTGAAACTAGGTGTACCACCGTTTGAAGAACCTTTTTTAAACTTTTTTATATTTACCTTCTTGGGTTCATTAACATTATCTGTAAAGAATAATAAGTCGTCTATTATATTTACACCTGTTATTAAGTTATTTTTAGTAAAGTTTAATATACCTTTAGTGTCAACTAATACAGGTGTTACGTCACCAGTTTTTTGATTAAACTCAGCTATAACACTAACGCTTGATCTAGTAGTACCCTTGTCGGTAGCTACAAACCAATATATACACTCTGTCGGCTCATGTCTTATAGAACCTATACAGACTGGGTTGTTAAGAGAGTTTATGTAATCAGAAGACCAATTACCAGAAGATGCTGGAGAACCTTTCAACTCTGTATTACCTTTTAAATTTTGCAAAGCACCAACATTGCTAGATTCAGAAGTAGCTACAGTTACGTTTAATGCATCTCTATATTGACCGTTTGGAACCATTCTTTCATCAAGATCATGATTCATCTTCCCCTGAGTAAAGTTATGAATAAATTCTGGCATATTTTAGTGTTTTATAATCTTAGACTTACCTCTCATTACTTGAGCAAGTTCCTCTGATTTTAAATTTGATAATCTTAATTTAGCTTGGCGAGTTGCAGCAAACTTTTCTTTTTTAAACCTCATGACTAAATACTCTTGAGTGTTAGCTCTTGTAGCTAGTATAGCGTAAGCTATGTGCTTGTACAACGCTTCTTCTGCAAACTTATGAACAAGCATTTCATTGTCTGTGCCAAGTGAATCGCTTATATACTTTAATGTTATTATTTTACCTGTCAGGCTAGAATCAAAAAATATTTTACCTCTTAGATTGTCTATAAAATAAACTCCGTTGCTATTAGCAAACTCCGGCTCTAATCCATATCTACCACCCTGAGTACTTCTATATCTTTCAAATTCATCTAAAGTATCTGGATTTGTATTATTCCTGTTTGTAGCATCTTTGAATTTATTCCACGTTTCAGAATCGTCAGCAGCTAACAAAGTTCCATCTGTGTCAAAACTGTAATCGTAATTACTATCTTGTATTAGCGCCTCTGGGTTACTAGTTTTTCTAGTAGGCATTAATATCCTTTCAATACCATCATTGTCTAGCCAAGATAATTTAACATAGTTAACAAAATCATGAGGTAATTTCATAGATAGAGAAGGTGGTATTTCAATCTCTTGAGACTTAAAAGATTTTAAAGTATCGTAGCTAAGCTCAGCTAAACCTCTTTGAGCGTGAAAAGCGATATCTGTTCTTCTTACTTTAGATATTATTTTATCTTCACCCACGTAAGATATTATAAAGTTGTTTATTATATTCTCTAAAGAAACATATTGATAGTTACCAAACTGCTCGGTAGCTAAAACCTCTCTAAACAATACAGTTAAGCCTGCTAAAGGAGATCCATCAGCAGCTTGCACGTTTGTGTTTGGATTTGTGTTATTGAATAATATATCGTAAGAATCGTCAGGAGTAGTGTCACCTGGGTTTGTGCCATTATACGAGTAACTATTTTTGTTTATTTCTATGCCGTTTATAAAAACCACTATATCAACCTGTTGAGTTGGTCTAGTAGCAAACGCAGCTGTAGTTACTGGTCCAACCGTGAGGTTTCCAGCTCCAGCGCCTACAAAGCTTTGGCTTTGCTCATAGTAACCTTGTTGTGTTCCGTTGAATAATGGCATATCTTATTGTTTTTCTTGTTGGATTGTTTGCATTTCTTCTTGATTTGCAATTTGATACATCTGAACTTCCTTGGTAGATAAACCAGCTAGCTCTAATATTTTTTCGACTAAAGCTATTTCTTCAGATTGATGCAGTTGAAAATCAGTACTACCAGTAGCATTATACAAGGCTTCACCATAAACCATAACATAATTCCAATTAGGAGCAGTAGGTTTTGATATGACATCACATGTAACATTTGCTACTATTGTAGCTGGATAGAGTTGTATCGTAGTCTCACTTGTTCTAGTGTAAGCTGGTCTAATTAAGTTTGGAGTTGTTAATGGAGACATTTGAAGTATCTGTATGTCTTTTTTGTTTAGCTTTTCAACTATTCTAGCTACACCGTTAGTAGTATGCATAACATTACCTAACCTATAGTTAGCTGGCAAAGTACCTATACCCGTGTTAGCCATAGTAACATTCACTGGTGGTGCTTCAAATATACTTATTTTTTCTTCAAGTATATCTAGCATGTCTGAATATTCTGTACTATTACCGTGCAGTCTACCAAATTGATTTATGTCGTAGAAATATTGTTCAAATATATCTAGTTGAGCTTGCTCTGCAAATAAATTAAACTCTTGAGGTGTGACATAGCCACGTTGCTCTTTGTTTAAAGTACTCAAAACAGTCTGATAAACGGTATCTACACTTACAGCCATAATTAATAAGGGAATTTTTTATTTAAATATTCTTTTCTTTTATCGCAACCACAGTCTCTACCTGTAGCTTCGCTTATTTTTTCAACTACTTTTTTTATTCCTGTAGCTTTTGTAATAGCCTCAACAGTATCGCCGAAGCCTTTTTGTTTCATGTTAAAAGCCATATTTTATTTTTAAGTAAATGCAACCGCCCGAAGGCGGTTACTTTACATTTTTATTTTACTTTTTTAGCAAACTGCTTATAGACTTCCATTCCTTGATCAGTCTTAAACCAAGCAGCTAAAGCATTATATGGATGTTCGTCATAAGGAACAGTACATAGCTTTTTACCATTAGGATATGAAAATATCCTTTGATCTGCTGATAATTTTATAAGGTTTTGTTCAACTGCCTTAGCCCCAAAGTTTCTTAATTCAACATTTTCATCATTAGCTAACTGTAGAAACATTCCTGGGTTTCTTCTAGCCATTAGTAAAACGTCTCTTTTTACTTCTTTGCTTGTTAATTCGTTAACATCACTACCTATTTGAGCTCTTAATATAGCTTCTGCCGCGTCAACATCTAATGCTTTAGCAGCTAATAAAGCTTCTATTTCGTACTCCATGTAAGCTAGATCATCTTGAGCCTCTTCAACTTTATCGTATTCTGAATAAATACTACCTTTTAATGGGTGATAAATTGATAATAGTTTTTGTAAGCATTGCTCTTCTTTTGGTACAAACAACTTACCGTTTCTCATTATGATTCTACCTAATGTAGCTTCACCTTCTTGTTCGTCTACTAAAGGACTAGCCATATTAGTAGCATACTTAAGTTCTCTTTGATATCCAAGTTTTTCATCAAAATATAACAATGGTCTTTTAGACGAGTGCTTTGATGGTATTGTATATACTAGAGGTTTGTTTTTGGCTTCCATTGTATAAAGCCTGTCTTTTATTTCCCACTGAACACCGTCAGGTATTCCTAGTAGTTTTTTTGTTTTTGTTTTTTCCATGATATAATATAATTAAATAATTTATAAGAGTAATAGTTACCCCCGTAATTACAACGAGGGTAAGAATTACTTTTGTTATGTTATACTTTTTTAAGTAAAACAAAGTTGTTAGCAGCTTGTACACATAAACATCTTTCTGATAAGAAGTTTACAGTCATGCTATCTAAGTCGGAAGTAAAGTTTCCACCAACAGATCCAGTGATCCAAGACTTCATTTTTCTGTCATCTGCTTCAGAAGCTCTGTAACGGATGTGTAAGAAAGGTCTTGAGATATTTTTACCTAATGATTGGTCGTATACTGTACTTGTTCCTGCAGGTACCATGATACCTTCTACGTCAGCAATTAATCCACGAGTAGTAGCATCGTTTAAGTATTTCCAGTCAGATTTGTAGAAATCGTAAGATCCACGTCTGAAACCAGAGAAACCTAAATTTAAAGCCATATCCTCAGAATTATCGAATACACCGTAAGATGTACCTCCAGCTCCGTAAGAATTTTGATTAGCTAACATTTTATCGATAGATAAGTTAGTAGCTCTATCTAAGAACATCATGTTCTCTTCGATAGCTCCTTGCTTGTCTAATTCTTGTAAGATGTTATCAAATTCTTGAATACCACTTGCAGGTACAGCGTTTCCAAAGTCTTGGTTGTTGTAAACCAATCCTCTAGATTCAACAGCAGCAAATAAACCTTCAGATCCACCAAAAGATCCAGCAAGACCAGATCCAGCTACAGTTTTCTCAGCTTCAATCATTGCCATTTCTAATTTGTCCTCAAATCTAATTCTTGTTTCAGATTCAGATTTTAAGTACCATAAGTAACCAGAAGCACCAGCTTCAGTAGCTACTTCAACCCAACCGATTTGAGCAGTATCAGATCCTGAGATAGAATACTTACCTTTTAATATGATTGGTTTGTTAGTAAATTTAGTGAAAGGAGAATCTACAGATGCTTGGTCAGCATTGTCTGTTCCTTTTGCATACTCAGAACCAAAGATGAATAGTTTTACCGCAGCAGCAGCAAATCCAGCATTTCCAGCACCAGCCGCTTGGATAGCAGCATAGTCGTAAGCAGATACCGTAAGTACAACTCCCGCTATACCTTGTACTCTTGCTTTTACTGTTTTATTTCCTTGAGAAACTACTAATGTATCTCCTTTAGAATATAAAGCAGCTTGTTGAGCAGCAGTTAATCCGTCACCGTTTCCAGCAGGATCAGTTACTAATGTAATCGCGTCACTTGTTCCGTTTACGTTTGCGATTGTAGCGTTGTTAGATGCTACATGGATTCTACCTTGTTCAGACCACACAACTTCGTCAGAAGCCATAGGCATTTCAGCTCCTACCATTCTTAAGAAACCAGAGATAGTACGGTTACCGTATCTTTCTACTTCTTTCTCATATACTTCTGGTAAGAATTGTTTTGCAAAGTTAAAATCATTGTCTGCAATTGACAAATAGTTGTTGTCATATGCAAGTTTGTTTGGGCGAGGTACCACGTGTGATAACTCAGCGCCAGTTCCAGCTAAAGCCATAATTTTTAATTTTTAAGTTTTGTTAATTTATTTTCGTTTTTTAAATCCCCACTTAACCGACTGACCATCTGCATCGATAGATCTATATGTTGTACCTTGTTGAGGCGCAGCACCTTGACCTTTCCTAGGATCCATACTAATGTTTTTCGTAGCAGCAATACTTTGCTTCATGGCATCAGCTTTTCCTTGTTCGTAAAAATGGTTTGCAATTGCGTCAGGATTCATTGCAGTGAATAAAGATTTATGATAACCAGTAGCATCTTGCATCTCGTTGTTTTTATTAAGAAACTTCTTAACAAAATTATTGATGTTGCTTTGGTTGTCTTTTACTTCATTCGGGTTTTTAACATTAAACCTATACCTCTTGTCTCCGACTTTGTATTCAAAACCTTTGAAATCGTCATTAAAAACTTGGTTAGTTTTATTGTTGAAAGTTTGAGTTTGCTTTTCAGCAACCTCTTTGTCTTTGTTATATCTATTGAAAAAATCTACAGCCTTCTGTTGCTCAGGTGCTAACCTAGAGCCAGCTTTGATCTCTTCATAGTATTTTGTTTTTAAACCGTTTAGATGATTCTTAGCGTTTGCTAATTCTTCTTTTCTAGCTAGTTTTTTTCTTTTAATATCTCTTTCATCTTCCATATCTTCTTCAATAGCGAATTTATCTTCTATTAAAAAGTTTATCTCAGATGGATCTAAGTGAGGTCTTGTGATTTGGTAGTACTCAACCAACAACTGCTCTTCATTTAAAGCGTCTACATCTTGGTTTAACTTTACGTAATCTTCTAGGCTACCACCTGTTTCGTTTACAAAGTCTACTACTTTTTTAATGTTGTCAGGTAAATCTATACCCACAGCCTCTTCAACAACAGCTTGTTCTATCTGCTCTTCAAGTTCCTCAACTTTCTCTTGAACAACTTCTTGCGTTACTTCTTCTAAAACAATAGGTTCTTCGTTTACTGGTTCTTTAGCCACAGCTTCTTCAACCTTTTTTTCTTTGACGTCTTGCTTTGCAACCTCACCTTTAATTGGTTTAGCTACTAGTTTGTCAAAATCTATTTTGTGTGTACCATCTTCTTTAACAGTAACTTCAGGTACTAGATCACCTTCTACAGTCTCTTCAACTTGTGGATTTATTTCTTCCACAGCTTGATCGACTACTTTTTCTTCTTTAGCCATAATAAAATATTATAAAATTATAAAAATTAATTACATAGGTCCAAACTGGCCCATGTCAAAACCACTCATGTTGTCATTACCTGCAGATTCAAAATCTTTAGGTGATGAGTCATTTTTTCTTTGATCTATCAACTCGCTTTGTTGAGTTGCTTGTATTTTTGTTCTTTCGTCTTTACGATCTTCCTTGTAAGCTTCTTTGTTTTTAGCGCCATCAGCTTCAATTCCTTTTAGCTTCATATTAAATTCAAACTCTAAGGTCATTAAATCTTTCTTCAACATAGCTTCTTGTTGCATTTGTTGAGACTTCATTTGGCCCTTAAGCTGCTCCATTTGAGATTGAATTTGAAAAAGAGCTTGAGATTTTTGTACTTCAGCTTGAGCTGCAACCTGCTGAGCCTGAGCATTTGCTTGAGCTTGAGCCTGCATATTCTCTTGTTGTATCTGTTGATCTCTGTCTTGTTTCTTTTTTCTTCTTTGCTTTAATAGTTGGTTTGCTAGCTTTATGTTTTTTATCTCTCTAAGATCTATAGCGTCTTCTAAATCTATTAAACCACCTGCAACAGCTGCTTGTATGTTGTTTTCTAAAACAGCTTTTTCTTCATCATCAGGTGTTAACTCTATAAATATACCAAAATCATGTAAATATAGATTAGATATATCTTCTAATATACCTACGTTTTGATTTCCTATTTTTTGTATAAAAGCCTCTTTTGTTGGAGAAAACTCTAATATGTCAGATATTCTAAGAGACAAGCCTTCCGCTAACTCTTGAGTTAAAGCTAAACCAGACTGTAATATATGCCTTGTTGCTGTGTTTGAATTTGCAGCAGCTAGTTTTTGAACACCTACTAAAGCTCTACTATCTGGAGTACTACCGTCTCTAGCTTCATTTAAACCGGTGACGTCTCTTATCATCTGCATATAGTAGTTGTAGTTTGTTATCAAGCTTTGTATTTTCTGACCACCACTACCGCTTTGTATTTCTTGAATAGGTACCTTACCTGGATTCATATCTCCTTCAGAAGTAAAAGACCTACCTATTATAGATCCCGTCTGAAAGAACATATTTAACGCTTCTTGAGGATTATAATTTGTACCATTACCAAGATCAACTTCAGCTAGTCCGTCAGCGTCTAAGTAAACACCGTCTGGAACCATTCTAGACATAACCTGTTGAAGCTTAAGGTGTGTTAGTTGAATCATGTCAGCAAACCCTGTTATACGTTTTACTAATGAATCAATTCTACCTTTGTACATTCTAGGAGCGTTTATAGCGTAGTTCATTTTAACTTTACTATAATCACTTTTAGGCCTCATCATATTTTTAGCCATTTCCCATCTCAAAAGATAATCTGTACCTAAAATTAAACAACCTTCATATAAAACTTCTAATGATCTTGATATTTTACCAAAATTACCTGTCATTTCATTGATAGGTGGATCAAAAGTATCATCTCTTAATATTATTTTTTCAGCTCCTGTAGCTGTTTCTTTAACTTTATAAACTTCATTCATATAAGTCTTGTAGTTAAAGTACAAAACTTGTATTTGATTCTTATCATCGTAATGAGAAGAATTATATCTATTAGTTGAATAACTATTTTGATGGATGCTTTGACTTTGTATAGCCTTTAAATCTTCATCTGTTAAATCAGGAAACTCTTTTTTAAGTTCGTTTATAGGTATAGTTTTTATTTCACCTACGTAATATATATCTTGAAAATCTGGATCTTCTGTATATGAATAAACTATATTAGCTGGATCAACGTATTCAACCTTTACTCCTTCTGATTTTGTAAATGTATTTTTAACACAACCTATTCCTATGGTTGCTAAGTCGTAATTTACTCTTTTTTTAGTAAGATCATATCTATTACCTTTAAGCAAAACGTTTATAGCTTGCTCTTCAGCTAGTTCTATACCTTGCTTATAACTAAGCTTCATATGTAAGTCTAGCTCTTCTTGTGAGTTTGGTAGTAACTCTGGAGGCGACTCAAACAAAGATATACCAAATGCTTCTTCAGCAAATAAGTTTAAATCTTTAGTTTTCATGTCTCTTAATATAGACTCCATGTACTTAGTTCTTTTCTCTATACCATAAGGATCTTGAGAATAACACTTTATATCAAACGATCTTTCTGATATACCGTTAACAACTATATCTACAAATTTTGGTACAATAGGAACTGGTTTCCAGTCTAAATTTAAATAAGATAAATCTCCATTAACAGATAATTCATCTTTATACTTTTGTATAGGTTGTTCACCTCTAGCATATAGTCTCAATTTATGAAACTCAGCTTGGTGCTGATTATATCTTTGATTAGATGTAGATCCATCAAACCATTCATACTCTATGGCTTTACCTACTTGTAAACCATATTCGGCGCTTAACTTCTCTGCGTCAGGTACAACTTGACTCGGAAAATAACCTTTTACAACTGACTCAGCCATATTAATTTTCTATTAGTTTTGAACGCATACCTGATTGTCCGTATTTAGCTATGCTTAAGTTTAATTTTTCTTTTTTCATAATGGGGTTTGCTCTGTATAAATGTCTATTACAAGCCATGATAGCTAATCCTGAACTAATAGCCGCATCAAACTTTGTACGATTATTAATGTCAAACTTTGCCCAGTCTTGTAATGTTTCGTTAAAATAGCATGTTCCATACGTATTGTCAGACTTTAATCCAACATGATCTTGTATATACATTTCAATAGCAGCAGCGTGTGCTTGCTTAATATCTTCACTTGAGTTAGGTATACCACCTACTTCTTTTTCAGCTGTTGAAAGCTTGTTCCAAACTCTGTCAGGTCTATTCATAGAATAACCTCTATAACCACGTCTTCTTAAATAATACAATAGACGAGGTTTATTATTTTCAGCAAGTAAAGGCATCCCATAAAATATAAGCGCCATTAAAACGTCTTCAAAAAATATCTCAGCGGTTTGTGGTCTAGCTACATATTCTAAAAAAAATTGATTAGGTGGACAATCTTCCATACTAAACTTTGTCAACCCATGCAGCGCGCCATTAGATCCTTTACCATCAACGGTACCTGATATGTCATAACTGTCACAACCAAAAGCACCCATGTGCTCATTGCCTGGATATTTAATGCCGTTTTTAATTACACTGTAATTCTGTTTGTTTATAGGTGGAACCCAGCTAACTTTAAATCTTCCATCTGGATTTGGATAAAACATTACCTTAGAATCTTTTATACCATTAACCCACTGAAAACTACCTACTGTAATTTGAGATGTATTATTTAAATCCTCGTTAAAATCTATTTGCTCGTATATTTTTGCTAAATTAAATATACTGTTTTTTGTTTCGTCTCTGAAAGCGTGTTCTTCAGTTCTTGGGAATTGCCTATAAAATTCATTTAAAGCATCACCATCGTTCTTTAATCCATCTACTTCATTTTGCCAATGCTCTAATATACCTGTGTCTATAGTCTCGCCAAAAGGCCCAATTTTTTCTGTGTCAGGCGTGTCGAAGACAGGTAACCCATAAGAATCAATGAATCCTTCGTAGTTCCATTCCATAGGTATGAACAAACTATATAGTCCCGAGCTTGTCTGTCCATTGCGGTTTCTTTTTGTAACATCTGAATTTTTATATAGTTTCTTAAAATTGTCTCCACCTTTATCTAAAGCGTTTGACGTACTTCCCATCATACACTTACCTATTATTCTAGAACCTAGTCTAAGTGTTGTCTTTGTAACTCTCCAGTTGTTTAATATGTTGTTAGGTCTCTCCCACTTACCAGACTCATCGTGTACTAGTAACTTAAGCTTTTCACCATCATAACTATTGTCACCTGTGTTTTTCCAATCAATAGTTGTATCTAATCCCTCTAATTCTTCTGGTTTTTCAGAACTTACAATACTTCTTCTTGTTAACTTGCTAGCTGGTACTCTATATGCTAATTCTGTTTTTGGACGATCCATACCGTCTTGTATTGGTTTAAAGAAGAAAGGGTAGTTAACTGATATTGGCACGACTTTATCGGTAAACATTTTTTTAGCATCTGGTCCTGATTTAGATAAAATACCGAACCTAGCGTCAGATGATATTGTGGCTTGGTTAACTGTTTCTCCTGAAGCCATAAAAGAGAATCCTGAACGTCTATTTTTAAGATAACACATTCCGTAGCATCTTGTATCTGCTTTACAAGCTTCCCAGAATATATAGAATAATCTATTTGCTTCTCTAAAGTCTGGTTGCCCAACATCAATCTTGGACCATTGCAAGTACATGTAGTGAGTACCAGTAATATAAGTAGGAACGCCTTTATTGTAATACCAAAAACCTTCTTCTCTTTTTTTAAACTCACTTTCTATGTAATCTATATATTTTTTCTTAAAATCATCTGGATAATTTTTCCAATCAAATATAGTTTTTATTCTTTTTAACTCAGAGGGATATTCATTTACCTCCCATTTGTCACTATCAAATTTATAAACATCTGTGTGTTTTGGTAATGCTATTTGAAAATTTTGTATTTCATATATTTCACCTATCTGACCCGTTTTAGATATAACAACAATGTCGTGTTCTTTGTTATATCCGTACTTCCATTTTTTAGACTTATTAAGTCTTTTTATGGTATTTATTTTAATAGGTTCTACAACCTTGTATAGACTCTGCTTGTACATTACTTAGATCTTCTTTCTGCAAAACCACCAAATGATGTTTCTTCAACCTCTGCTTTTACAACATTGTTAAGCATATCCTCTTCGTCTTGTATTCTATTTAATATCTCGAAAGCATCAAATATAGCTAACTTTTTAGTAGCTGCAGCGTTCTTTAATCTATCTGCAGATATATCGTCTCCTGAATCAACTATTTTTTCACCAGCTACTTTTATAAGCTCTTCAACAGCTTTATGACCAGCTTGGATTATATTCTTTTTCGTTTCCTTGATATTCATATTTAATTGTAATTGCAAATGTTGGAACTCTATAAAGTCTTTCGCCTTCAATAACAAACTCATATTCTGAGTTAGGTTTAAAACCTACTAAAGAGTTTAATTTTATATTTTGGCTTTTTAATTCTGGATCTACGTGTCTTACGATGCCTATTAAAGGCATTTCCTTGTCCATAGAGAAGTTATCTTGGTTTTCTAGTGGTTTTATAAAGCTAAAACCTTTAACTGCGTTCCAGACGCTGTTTCTTTTATAAGCAAATATTTGATCAGGCATTACAAAATACATATCTTCTTTGTAAAAAGCCTTAGAGTTTTTCTCTTTATTTCTTATATCTTTCCATCTTCTAAAAACGTTGTGATGTACTATTACTTCGTCACCTTGCTTTATGTCTGTGCAACCCACTGTTGGCGTCTGCAAAACAATAGCATTTCTGCTTACGTTTTGGTGAGTAAATATTTCCGTGTTTAATATTAACTCTTTATCACCTATTTTTTTAGTGTTGTTGTATCTTTTGTTTTTAGGTTTTACTATAAAGTTTGTTACACTCTTCATTAATAATCCAAGTTGTATTCAACAGAAATAGCCATGTTTTTATTAAAGTCTTTCCACGGTAAAACATCTACACCTTTTTTAATAAATATACAGTACTTGTCTTTTTCTTCAAGAATACAATCAATAACATGTCCTCCGTAAACCTCTTGGCCCACGGAGTAATGCATTGAATCGTTTTTATAGTCTTTACCTATACTAATCTTTCTTACTAGGCTCATCTTGTTCTATTTCTGTTATAGAGCCATCAGAGATACTCACGTTAACTTTACCATAAGCATCTTCTAGCTTCTCTTGAAATTCTTTTAGCTCATTGCTTTCAATTGAAGCGGCTTTGTGAAGTAACATATGTTTTTGTACTTCAATATCACCTATTTGCAATTTTATTTGATTTATCTCGCCAACTAAAGCTTGTAAATCCTGTAATTCTTGTTTTTTAATTTTTTTTGCCATTTTATTATATTTAATTATTAATCCTATATATACTAATCACTTATTTCTTTTAATTTATAAATGTTATGAGTCTTGCCATGTAAAATAAAGATCATTATCAACTGGTGTTATTTTTTCGTCTATAATACTTGTGATACGACTCTGTAATTCACTTAGGTCTAAAGCTGTTTCTAACCACCCAACTACGATACGCTCAAATGCTTCTGTGTTTTCGTAAGCTACAAAATCATCTCCATCTGTATACTCAAAGCTTTGCGTACCACCTATGTCTGCAGAATATTTAGTACCACTAACATCTTTAGAGCCAGAATAGGTGTAATGTACTCTAGTTATTAAGTTTGTTTTTCCTTGCGATTCAACAAGTGCGTTTATTTTGTGAATTTCAAATTTGTAAGTAATTGCCATTTTTATTTATTTTATTGATTTTAATAAACCATTTTGGTAACCAAAAGTTACAGTTTTAGTGCCTTTGCCGTCTGGAACAATAACTTCTTGTTCGCCAGAAAATCCATTTATATAGTTACCCTGATTTTCTTCTGTTAAGAAAACCCATGGCCCTTTTTGAGTACCACCTTCTAATCTAGAATAGCTAGGAGCTCCCCAGAAAGGCAGTGTTATCATTTGATTATAATAGTTAGATCCATCACCGTGGTTACTTATTATATTACTAGCCCAACCTGTGTGGCCAGCAAAATTAGTAGAGCCTTGTCGCCATGTAAGATTACCGCTACCATAACCTTGACTTGTTAAATTACCTGCAGAATATGATGTTGAACCAGCTGGTCCTGTTGGTCCTTGCGAACCGGTAGATCCAGTATTACCCTTAGCACCTTGAGGTCCAGTAGCTCCTGCTAATCCTGGTGCTCCTTGAGGCCCAGTTGATCCAGTACTACCTTTGTCTCCTTTAGGTCCTTGACTTCCGTTTGTACCGTTTGTACCCGCTGCTCCAGTATCACCTTTTGCGCCAGCCGCACCTGTTGAGCCTTTTGCTCCGGCAGGTCCTTGTGGACCAGTACCTCCTGCGGCACCAGTATATCCTCTTGGCCCTTGCGCTCCTGTACCACCAGTAGCTCCGGGATCTCCTTTGTCTCCTTTTGGTCCTGTTGCGCCTGCGGAGCCTGTATTACCTTTAGGTCCTTGACTTCCGTTTGTTCCATTTGTCCCTGCAGGTCCTGTTAATCCTGTATATCCTCTTGGTCCTTGAGAACCAACTGCTCCAGCAGCTCCAGTTGAACCTTTTGGTCCTGTTGGTCCAGTAGGTCCTGTATCACCTTTATCTCCTTTAGCACCATCGGTACCGTTAGAGCCAGCCGCACCAGTATATCCTCTAGGTCCTTGTGGACCCGTGGCTCCTTGAGAGCCTGTATTTCCTTTAGCTCCAGCTGGGCCAGTTCCTCCAGCAGCTCCTACAGCTCCAGTATTACCTTTTGGGCCTTGTGGTCCTGTTGATCCATTACTACCATCAGCACCATCATTACCAGCCGCACCTTGTAAACCTGTTGCACCGGTATTACCTTTTGGACCTTGTGGTCCTATACCACCTGTTGATCCAGTGTTTCCTTTTGGACCAGCTGGTCCTTGTATTCCTTGTATTCCTTGAGGACCTTGACTACCAGTGTTACCCTTAGCCCCTTGTGGTCCTTGAGATCCAGTGTTACCTTTTACACCTTGCGTACCTTTAATAGATCCACCTGAAACCCATCCATCTGCTGATGTCCACACCCATATAGAATCATCTGATTGCACTATATAAGCGTCACCATTTGAATTACCACTTGATGGTAAACCAGATGATGCGGAAACTTGACCTTGCATTGATATACCCCATCCTGCACTACCCTGTGAGCCTTGTATTCCCTGTGGGCCTTGAGATCCAGTATTACCTTTTGGTCCGGTTGGACCTGTTGGCCCTGTTGAACCTGTATTTCCTTTAGCTCCAGCAACACCTTGTGGACCTTGTGATCCTGTGTCGCCTTTTGCTCCATTTGTACCATTTGTCCCGTTTGAACCAGCTAAACCTCTAGGACCTTGTGGTCCGGTTGAACCTGTGCTACCTTTTGCGCCAGTCGACCCTTGCGGTCCAGTAGCACCTTGAACACCCGCGTCACCCTTAGGCCCTCTAGACCCAGTATCACCCTTAGCTCCTTGAGAAGCAGCTTGAGAAGAATCTCTACCAAAAGCGTCTTTTATAAATGTATGTATTTCCTCTACATCCGATCTTACGTCTTCAACGTGTTTTATTAAAAACTTATTTGATTGAAATAAACCTTCATCGTTGTAAACTTCACTAATATCTGTTAAACCAGCAAGTTCATCTGACTTTTGTTTAGAAACAGTTACTTCTCCATCACCACCTTTTACAGCTTCTTGGCTAGCAAGACCTTGTTTAAACAGTCTTTTACCTCGTATTTTATCGTTTATATTTGCCATTTATATGTTATCAAATTCTACTACTATACTTACACTAACCCCGTACCAATATTTACTAGTTGCGCTTTTCTGATATCTAAAGTTTAATCTATCACCAGCGGTAAAAGTGGTGTTGGGTGACCATGTTATATTACTGCCGTCATTACTTCCATTACTAGGTGTTAATTCTCCAGAAAATGAAGTCGATAAACCGTTTTTAAGAATTGATAATTCTGTAGTAAAAGACGTACTCATTGTTGAACCAGCAGTGTGCATCATCATTATTCTCTTAACAGTACCACCTCTTGGACAAGCAAACGTGTTATAGTAATTAGCAGACGTTACTTCAGATATATAATTCAATGGCATGTAATAGATACTAGTTGAACTACTTCTATCGTCAAAATTAGAAGTCAATATAGTCTGAGTAGTTTTCCAATGCGCATCCACAGATTGTAAATCACTGCGGTTTATTTTACTATTTTCATCCTCACTAGACTCTACTATAAACCAATCAGCTTGAGGGTCATCGCCGTCTATTACTGGTAGTTCATTAAAATCTAATGTTAAATTTTTAGTTATAGCGCCATTGCTAGTGCTTGAAGAAATGTCTAAACCTGTGCCAACGGTTATATTTGAAACACTATCGTTCCAAGTTAACTGAGTGCTAGTACCAGTACCAGTTATAACTTTACCTGCTCCAGGTCCTACTCCATTTAGATTTATAGCAGAGTATTGACCTAAATAAAGACTATTATTACCTAAGCTAACGCCACCAGATTGTGTGACTAGTTTTTCACTGTTGTTATAATATAACTGCACACCACCACCATCTGTAGCTATTATACTATTTCTATATCCACTAGGACCGTTTCCTCTAAAAACCAATTGATGACCACCTGATCCTCCAAAGGTAAAATATTGCGGGCTTCCTGAAGTAATTATTTCACTAGTGTAAAGGTTGGTTGCGCTGGCGGTTTGCTTAAATTTCATGTTACCACCACAGAAAACACCAAATGTATCAGCAGCGCTGAAACCAAAATAAGTGTTACTATCACCGGTGTGGTTTATGTAAGTTGGTATTGTTAAATCACCTGCAAAAGTTGCGTTACCATTGCTATTTAAAATTTCTAAAGCACGACTGCTTGCGCCACCGTATGTTAAATAAAGCTGGGTTCCATCATTGTCTATTCTATTAGTGGAACTTGTACCTGAAGATGTTATATAAAGATTCTGAGTAAAAACATTAGGAGCTATTACATTGCCTGTAAGAGTTGCATTACCTGTTACTTCAACTCCAGCACTTACAGTTCTGAACTTTTGTGAACCATTATAATAAAGATTTACTGAACCGTCTGCACTGGCAATAATCATGTTTTCAGTATCTGAAGCATTATTTACTACAAATGCGCTAGCTAACACAGTTAAATTACCACTACCTTGGTCACTTATAAAACTATGAGTACCATCGTGGTGTATTTGTAGATCTGATGAATTTCCAAATAAAGCTTTTACACCATCACCATACCAAGTAGGTTTAGAAAAAACGTTCATAGTTGAACCACCATCAACTCTAAAATATTGAGTTGTGCCTCCACTTCCATCATCAGATTCAAATGATATATCCCCATCGTCTTGTCTTTGTCTAAAAGTTAGGTTACCTGTGTAACTTTCTATGTAAGAATCAGCACTATTGTGGTACACTTGAAGATCTTCTGAATCTCCGTAGGTGGATTTTACAGAGTCTAAATGCAACTGATCGGTTAATATTTTTGCCATCTATTATATATTAAATTAAAAACCGACCCCGAAGAGCCGGTTAAATATTATTGTTATTAAGCTGCCACTGGTTTAAGCCATATTCCGTAAGCTGAATCAGCTACACTACCTTTCATTGTAACAGTAACTACTGTTTCTGATCTAGCAACATCTGCATAAACAGTAGCATAAGTTGAAGCTTCATATAATTCAGCAATTATAAGTCTACCGTCTGGATCTCCAGTTCCATAAAAAGTAGATAAAGTTATAGTAAATATAGTAAGACCATTACCGCCAGTATTATAAGCTCTACCAATACCACTAACACCAGAGTTAAGCAGAGTTTGTCTACCTTGTATGTTATTAGCTAACATAGAGTTTTCAACAGCTTTAGTTTGTATTGTAGAAGTTCCTGATACGTTTCCAGATCCATTGAATGAACCTGAAGTCCAAACAACATCACCAGTCATACCTATTGTTCTACCAGTCGCTAAAGCCGTTGCTGTTGCCGCGTTACCATTAATGCTACCAGCTATAGTAGAGCTAAAAGTTTTAGTTCCTGCTATAGTTTGATTACCTGTAGTTCTAACGAAAGTAGATAAGCTAGTAAGACCAGTACCACCGTTAGCTACTGGTAAAGTACCTGTTACACCTGGCGTGACGTTTGCGCTACCATTAAAACTAACAGCTGTAGTGCTAGCTAAGTTTGTTCTAAAAGTTCTACCAGTTGCTAACACTGTAGCTGAAGCAGCATTACCAGTAGTGTTTTGGTTACCAGCTGCATTTACACCAGGTAGATTGATATTGGCACTACCGTTAAAACTAACACCACCAATTGTTCTTGCAGTTTCTAATACTGTTGCAGAAGCTGCGTTTCCAGACGTGTCTTGGTTACCACCTTGGTTTACACCTGGTAAACTTATATTAGCTGTTCCATTAAAAGATACGCCACCAATTGTTCTCGCATTTTGTAAAGCAGTAGCTGTAGCAGCGTTACCCGTACAAGATCCTGAAGAACCTGTTACATTACCAGTTACATTACCAGTCACATTACCAGTTAAGTTAGCGTCTACAGTACCTTTTGTTGCTATTGCAGCTGTACCACCTGGTTCTGTTGTTGATATACCAACTTTGAATACAGGCGTTGAAACACCAGAGCTAGCATCATAAAACATACCAGGGTATTTACTACCACTTGCTACTATTTTACCATACCAACCAATATCAGAAGCGTTTGCGGTATTGTCTTTAGCATACTTCATCATGTTATCACCAATAGCTACTGTAGTTGAATCTATAGTAGTAGTAGTTCCTTGAACATCTAGGTTACCATTTATTACAACAGTAGATCCATTGTCTGTGATAAGAGAATCTTCAAAACTACCATCTCCATCATTCCACACCATTATCGTGTTGTCAGTGAAGTTGTCTACGTTTTTAATAACTAAATTAGCAGCACCACTTGATGCGCCTCCTGATAAACCTGAACCTGCGTTTGTGTTTACAGCAGTTATATCACCAGCACCAGTACCCGCTCCAATAGCAGCTCTAAAAGCACTAGCACTTAAAGCTGTTGTAGTATTGTTAGCGTTAAATCTTGGGAATGTTACAGCACTTGGATTTGCAAGAGCAAACACCGATTTACCGATATCAGTAGCGCTAAGATTAGCTAAAGCAGCTCCAACACTAGTCGCACCGGTACCACCTTTTGAAATAGGCACAGTATCTGATAAAGTAGAACCAGCAGCTGTAATTGTTATAGCTGTGCTACCGTTAAAATTCACACCGTTAATAGCTCTAGCTGTTTGAAGAATAGTAGCTGACGCTGCGTTACCACTTGTACTTTGATTACCCGCTGCATTAACACCAGGTAAGTTTATATTTGCTGAACCATTGAAACTAACACCACCGATTGTTCTAGCTGTTTCAAGAGTTGTGGCTGTATCTGCATTACCAGTTACATCACCCGTTAAAGCTCCGTAAATATTAACAGCTCTCATTTCTGACCATCTTCTAGTACTTTCACCAAGTTTTATAGCGTTATCAGTAGTAGGTCTAAAATAATCACTAGACATAGCCGCTACATTAGTACTAGCTGATACAAATGCTATTTTACCTGCTTCAAAAGCAATAGAGTTTACACCAGAAGCTCCACCGACAAATAAGCTAGTATTGTATATGCTTGTTATGCCTGTTTGAGCAGCGGTAACAGCAACGTCGTTAGTGTTAACAGTTATACCTGTTCCAGATCCTACGTTTAATACTGGTACTGGACCACTTAAACTTGTACCTGTTAAACCAGCCCCGGCGTCTATACCTGTTAAATCTCCAGTTGCAGATCCTAACGCTATAAACGTACTACCATTATGGTATTTTAGCTTATTGCTATCATTAGTGTCCACGTAAATAGCACCAATTAAACCGGTTGGTGCAGAACCGCTTGATAATACTCTTGCGTTTTGAAGAACGTTATCGTTGATATTTAAATCAACTAAATATTTTAATGCCATTTTTTAAGTTTTGTTAGTTATTGTTAGTTTAAGTACGCTTTACCAGAATTAGCACTGGATAAGTTTATGGTTAATTGATTGTTGTTGTTATATGTTACGTCACCTATTACAGTAGTATCAGTAGTTGTAACTATTGTCACGCTAGGTTTTTTGCCTAAGTTATGTGTTATTGACCAAGTATTAGAAGGGTTAGTTTGAGTATATACAAAAGATAAATCACCTTTCTTACTAGTCATTACATAAAACTGATCATAAACAATATTACCTGCACCTCCAGTGTTAAATAGAGCTAATGTGTAAAAATTATTATCACTAGACAAAACTGTTGCTGAGTCTAAAGTATAAGCTCCAAAATTGTTTGGATTATCTATATCTGTTATAGTAACTTCTTGACCAACCATGTTTAGTAATATATTTTCAGCAGTGTTTGTTTCTCCAAAAGCAAACTTACTTACTATTACACTAGTTATTGATGTAAAAGTTTTAGTAGCGTTGGTTTCGCCTACTATGCTTAAATTACCAGTTAAGTTATTACCTTTATTATATCTATAACATATCTGAGGTTGACCAGCCATGTTAAATTTACTTATAGCTTTACCAATATCTGATACTTGATAGTTCTTAGTAGTACCACCGTTATCAGAACCTATAAGTAAGTCTGTTTTATCTATACTTCCATCTAAGGGATATTGGTTTATTCTAGCCATTATTTAGATATTTTCTTAAACTTCTCAGCTCCTCGCGAACCAAAATAAGCTACATATACAGTTATTAATAAAGACTTTAATAAATCAACCCAACCAGAATCAACTTCAAATGATTCACCTATGCTATCTGAGAATATCAATAGAACCATTGAGACAGTTAAAAATATTAAAGTAAGTGGACGTGTATTTTTTGAGAGCCATGAATCGCTTTTCATATCGCTGGCCCAACGTTTACTTATTTCTTGCATCTCAACCATATCTTGTTCTAATAGCTTTAAAGCTTTTTCTTTGTCTTCAACTGGCATTGCTTCATCTTTTGATATAAGATTTTTTACAACACCAAATAAACCGTTATCAGGTAATATATCACCCACGGTTCCTAATATACCTGGAGCAGCTTTTGATAAAAACTTTCCGACTTTTGTTTCACTAAATTTCTTTTTAGGCATATTAAAACTTTATTTTAAGATTACCACCTATGTTATTACTGAATTGTCCCTTATTATAGTTAACACCTCCAGAAACATTTCCTTTCTTATTAGACATGTTTAGTCCAATGTTATAGTTTTTATTTGTATCACCAGAAGCATTTAAATTTAAATTACCTCTCTTATAGTCTATTCCACCACTAAGGGTTGATTTAGATACACCCGCGTCAGTTTCACTTTTTTGAGTGTTCTGGCTAGCCCTGAAGTTGATTTCGTTTTTCTTCTCCTGCTTTAGCGGAGACGGTACAGATACTTTTAAGTGTTTTTTTATCCAAGTCATAATATATGTTTTAACATTTCCACCTGCGTCTAGCAGCTTTACCTCTTTCACCTGTCCAGCCTTTCGATCTAGCACAAAAAGATTTTCTACGTCCAGCAGCCTTGCTACCAGCTTTTACTTTACCAGTTACAGCTGTCTTTAGCTTGCTACCTGGGTTTTGTTTTCTATATGAAGCAACACCGGCTGATGTCATACCAGCACCTTCTTCTGATTTTCTAAAATGTCTACCTTTACCTTTAGTTCTTTTGTTAGACTGCTTTATAGGAGTTTCAACAACATAGTCAGCATCACCAAAATCATAATCTTCTCCTGGTTTCATGTTTTTTGTAACACCATTGCTACCTACACCTTTAACAGGAAAGTCAACACCTTTCATAGTAATTTTACTACTAGGTATTACATTAACGTCGTTATCTACATCCGGACTATTAGACTTATAGCCAGTTGTAGATATCGCTGATTTTATATTTTTATTTGGTAATTTAAATGCCATAGTTATTTAGATCCAAATCCACCCATTTTGTAAGATGGCTTAGTTATATTCACGGTCATATTTATCGGTGAGTCTTTTTGTTTAAAAGCGCTATTGTCACCTCTTTTTTTAGTTATTTTTCTTTTTAGCCTTAAGTAATCTTTTTCAGACATACCTTCTTTGTTGTTAGGATCGTACTGGTATTTAGGTTCACCATCTTTAGCGTTTTGATTCTCAATAACACCTTTCATTAAATCCTCTTTATATCCTTTAACTTTAAGAGAATCATTATCTACTCTTCGTTGACTTCTACCTTTTAAACCATAATCACCAAAATCTTCTGGCGTAAGGCCTCTATTGTCCGATAATCTTCTACTTCTTTCGCTTAGATATTGACCTTGGTTATAAACATTTACTTTTCCTTCAGCTATATAATTGTCACTAACAGTCTGCGTAGCTTGCTTTTTTATATCGCTTAACTCAAATTTTTCTCCAGCTTCTTCTTTTGCTGCTATCAAACGAGCAGTCTCAGTGGCTAAAGCATCGTTTAAGTCTTTTTTACCACCACCTGTTTTTGGATTAAACTTAAATGTTTTTTGACCAGTAAAAAGGTTTGTTGTACCTGTGCTTGCTTGACCTTGATTAACCCCATCCATATTACCTAAGTATTCACCTGATAGTATTTTCATTACGCCTGGTGGTGGTTTTTGTCCTCTTCTAATAGCTTGTCTGTAATCTTTATTAGCTCTTCTTATTAAATCTTCCTGTCTTCTTCTAAATATATCAGTAGCTCTATAGTTTCTCCTCATTTCTCTAGGAGTTAACATATTACCAGAAGTTTCAGGTGTGTCCATTGATAGAGAGTAGTTTTCTTCATCTTCGTACCCCGGCGTTTCTGTCGGTCTTACGTAGTTGGGATCACGAGAGCATTTGAATCTTTTACCAGTTTCAGGATCAGTACCAACAGACCCGTCATTTCTAGAACCACAAGCTCTACCAAAGGCCCCATCTGACTTTCGGCCACCTTCACCAGGTCTAGAAGCATTTAAATTAACACTACCATCATCATTTCTTCCTTGATCAACTTGACTTGCGACAAACTCCGCGTCGACCTGTTGATGTATTGGAGAACTTTGACTAGACTGCAAGTTTGTTAACTGCGGTTGTATTCTTGTTGTTGATCCTAGGCTCATGCCAGATCTTCTCATTTTAAATCCCATATCTATTTTTTTTATTATCCAGCTTCTACTATATCCTCTGTGCCTTCGGTTTTGACATCAACAGCTGGTGTAGTATCTTCTGTATTTTCTTCTTTTTCTGCCAAGCAAGCTTCATACTCTGTATTATTATCTATAGGGTCGAACTTATCTTCACAAGTTTCAACTCCACCACCACCTTTGTTTTTTGTAAGAAGATCTGTACCACCTCTTCCAGTTTTAGCGCCTTCGCCAGTTCCAACTTTATAGGAGTCTTCTACGTTTACGAACCTGTCAGCCGCTACACCAGCACCAGCGATTAATGCTTCGCTTATTTTAAAAGGACTAGCTTTTTTACCGCTAGCGCTTACGTTTTTTAGTTTTAGTTTAAATGCCATATTTTGATTTTGCTACAGAGCCATAAGCTCTTTGTTTTGCTCCTTTTTCCCAAGGAAATCTATTATCACCTTCGTCAAGCCATTTCCCACTGTAAAGTACTTTACCGTTTTTTCTAGGATAGTTTTTACCGTCCCACTTAACGTTATCGTCAGTATAGTCAAGCTTACCCGATTCCATGTCTTTTTGATGCTCTATTTCTTCTTTAACAGCATGTTTTTGTACAGCTGGAGAAACGTCCTTGCTAACGAATATTGTCCCGTCATTATTAGCTTCAGCTATAACACCAGGATCAAGTTTCTTCTCCATAACAGGGTAATCTTTCTTTTGCTTGAAAGGACTTCTACTTTGTAAGTATGCCATTTATATTAACAAGTTTCACAAGGCGACTTAGGCGCATTGTCAAATAAGTAATCTCCAGGCTTAGTCGTTATAGCTCTGTTTCCAGCAGCTGTAGTTATAGCACCATCCTCTGGTTTAACAGGGCTTTTACTTGTTTCACCTTTGAAGCTACCTGCTTTTACTCTTGCCGTTATAGGCATTGCTTTTGTTTTGTTTTCCATCTTAATATTTTTTACTGCAACCTTTTTTCTTTGCAGGTGATTTACCGTATTTCTTAGCTGGACTATCTTTTTCAGCTTTTTGCTTAGCTCTTAAATCCCTTCTTTCTTGTCTACGCTTTTGACCTTCTTTTGTAGATAGCTTTATGTTACCTATTTTCTTACCTAGCTTTTTAACTCCTTTAATTATCTTTTTACCTGTTTTAACAGCTTCATCAGGTAGGTCTTTTATTTTTATGTCTTTCTGCTTTACTGGAGAGTTTTTAAATCTCTCTATAGCTTTTTGTTCTATTAAATCATCATACTTAGAACCACCACCAAGAGCTTGCATTGACTTTACAGCTTTAACGTCTGCTTTTGTCTTAAACTTAGCTCTACCCATTGTAGACTCTTGAGACTCTAATTCTTTTATAACCTGCTCGTCACTTACGTTTTTTCTTTTTTTAACTTTTGGGTTTAAGTAATCATTCTTTGATCTGTACTCTTCGAGTTGACTTTTAGTTTGTTTGGCTGGAGAAGCTTTAATTTTTTCTTGTAAGTGTATTGGTAAGTTACCTTGATTACCTACTAGCGCCTTCATGAAAGGTGATTTACCTGACATTTTAAATGGTGATTTTTTGTAAGCCATTACTTTTTTTTTAATTAGTTATCTATCTTTGTCTTTAATCATATCATCAATAGCCTTATTATAGACCTTGTCTGTATATGACTTGTTGTTATAAAACTTGCTTCGCTCGCTGGTAGGTAAATCCTCCTCGGCGAGCAATATTCTGTAAATTCTTGAGATTAGCTGCTTACATTTGAAAGAAGTTTTGTAAACGCTGTATTTAATTGAAGTGCGGTTTCGGTGACGCCAAACATCGATCCAACCTTCATTACGAAGGCGTTCCCATCTTGCTTTGTCCCAGGAGTATGTATATACACCCTCTATAAAATCATTACGTGTAAAATGAGATTTGCAATCTAAATATATTAAAAGTTCTAAATCTGCATCTTTAAGATCATAAGTTTTACAGGCCCATTTTCTAACAAGCCTGTAATACTTAAATAAATTCATATCACGTATATCTGATGCGCTTAGTCTCATTCCACTAATACTACATCACCTAAGTTAATAACTGTATATACTTTGTCTTTATAAGAAATTCCATGACCAGCATGTTTGTCGTAAAATATAATATCATTATCTTTTACACCTTCGACTTTGTCACCAACCGTTATTACTTTAGCTTTCTTATATCTAACTTCAGTATCTGTTCTATCTGCGATAATAAGACCACCAACCTCTCTTGGTTCTTCTTTTATCTTCTCTATTACTATATAGTAGTTTATTGCTTTCATTGTTCTCTGACGTTTGAAATTACACAATCGGCAGACATTATTGTTTTAGCAACACTTACCGCGTATTTTAAAGCTGACTTAGTTACTAATACTGGATCCACAATACCAGCTTCAACCATGTTCTTTGTACAACCACATGTAACATCTATACCTTCTCCTTCCTCCCACTCATTAGCCCAGGAAACTCTTTCCATCATATTAGCATTTTCTAACACTTTTTCAAAAGGAGCTTGTATCGCGTTTAACAATATCAACTCTCCAGCGCCTTCGTGGTTTTCAACTATATTAGCAGCATTTAACAAAGCAATACCGCCACCAGGCACAACACCTTCTTCTATAGCGGCTTTAGTAGCATACAAAGCATCTTCAACTCTATCCATCTTCTCTTTTCGTTCAACCTGAGAATAAGCACCTACTTTGATTATACCAACTAAACCTGATAACATGGCTAATCTTTTTTGGTGAAGACCTTTCCAATACTTATCTTTAGTTTCTTTTATCTTTTTTTCAACAGATTTAATTCTGTCTTTTAAAATCTTAGGATCTTTATCCACGGTTAGTATTGTAGATCTTTTATCTGTAACAGCTTTTTTAGCTCTACCTAATACTTTTGGATCTATCATGTCCATATCATCACCAAGTTCTTCACTTATTACTTTTGCACCTGTCATTAGCGCTATATCCTCTAGTGTATCTCTTTTTGATGGACCAAAACCTGGTAAATCTACTATATTCACCTTTATATTACCTTTTACCTTGTTCATTAACAATGTAGCAAATGGTTGTTGTTCTAATTCTGCTATAATAAGCAGTGATTTACCACCTTTTATTATATATTCCAATATTGTCTGTATTTTACGTATGTTTTCTACAGGAGAATCCACGATTAACACGTATGGATCTTCTAATACTGACTTATGGTTGTCTTTATCTGTTAATAAGTGCGGAGATTTTATTTTACAGCCGTGAAGCTCTACTCCATCAACAATTTCGATGTGTGTATTCTCATCTTCTGAGCCTTCCATCAAAACTACTCCGTTTTTACCCACTTTTTCATAAGCCTCAGCAATTAAATTACCTAATTCACTGTCGTTATTACAGGAAATCTTAGCTACATGCTTAATTAAATCGTCGTCTGCGGGTTTTTTTATTTCTTCTAGGTATTCTAATACCTTTTCAGTTGAATAATCTATTCCTTTCTTAATATTTCTTAGTGATTCCCATCCTTCATACTCATTGTAGCCACTAAGTATAGAATGAGCAAGGATGGTAGCTGTTGTAGTACCATCTCCTGCTTCTTCTACTGTTTTACTGGCGGCTTCTTTTATTAAAGTAGCGCCAATATTTTCGACCGGGTCCATTAAGACTACGCTTTCCGCAACGGTTACACCATCTTTTGTTATCACCGGCCGACCCATGGTATCTTCATAGATCACACATTTTCCAGATGCACCAAGAGTTGAGCCTACGGCCTTCGCTAACTTGTCTACACCCTTCATTATTTTGGACTTTGCCTTCTTTTTAAAGGTCAGATCCTTTACTATACTATTAGTATTATTAAAATTCATTATATTAAATTATATTAGTGTGGTTTATTTAAATGTTTTTACTACTGTTGGTCCTTTTAAGTAGGCTATCTTTCTTTTAAAGTGTTCTACTGAACCGTCTATTGCTTGTTCTGCTCCTTCTAAAGTCTCGCGTCTTGTTACGTCGATCCATTTTTCACAGCATGTGTCCTTTTCAGGATTACAATCGCAGTTTATATCTTTATGTTCTGATTGATAATATCCATTTGGTAGTTGGGTGATTCGCCAGTTCTTTTTCTCAGCGAGGTGTTGCCAAAGTTTAATGGTTTCTTTTGTTATCTCTTGTTGTTGTTGTTGTGGTTGACTACTCCACGAGTTAGTCTGGTAATAAAGTGTCATTGGTTTTGGTTTTAAATGTTTAATAAATTAGAACCAAGGCGCCGATAAGACGCCTTAATCCTAAGTTTTGCGTTACGCTACAGTAACTGCAGAGATAGCTTTCGCTGGTGCCCATGTAACCTCAGAAATCTGAGAATCACTTAGTACATCATAGATAGCTTTCACTAGACTTACTTGCATAGATCTGTCAGTATCAGCAGCACATGTAATTGTTGCTAATGAACCTCCAAATCCAACTGTCAAAGCTGTACTGTCATCAGCAGCTTGTCCAACAAGAGCTCCTTCACCTACTGGTAGGTAATAAGTCTTGTCTGTGTCAAATGTAAATTTTACGAATTTAACCATGTTTAAAGTATTTAGTTTATGTTATAAGGTATAGGGCGTTAAGTGGCATACCTTTTACCACTTTCTTTTTTAGTTCCTTGTCCGTCATTTCCTCTGTTAGCAGAAGGAGTTTCGTATCTTTGATCCTTATGATCATAGTCCTTACCCTGTGACGCTCTGGGATTTTTCCTAGCCATACGTTGAGCATGTGCTTTTTTAGCTCTCCTAGCCGGTGTTTTAGCAAACGCTAAGTCACGTGCCGCTTTGTCTCTCCTTGCTTGAGCTGATAGCTTTTGTCCCATACAATATATAGTTACATAATAAAGAGAATAATTAAAGTGTGACAATTGCCCCTTACTTATACTTCTTATAAGGCTAGTGTCATTAAAAAAAAACGTTACGTAATTAGAGGGTATGTGTTGCCCCTACCCCTCACGACCCGCCATCATTTTGGAAAGTCAATCCTTATAACCCAGCCCCCATAGTCTATATCGTTTCGCGTAGACATACCCCCTTCGGTGTATAGCATTACCCTCTCACTCGTCGCTACCACTATTTATTTTCCCCCAAGCTTTCACATATTTATTATCTGTATCTCCTCGTATTATCTATGTACATACACTGTAGTGTAT